CGCCAATGCTCCAGCCGGTAGCAAGCGTGCTGCAATGGCACGTACTGCGATGGGACCTTTGGCTGATCTGATCAATAAAGGGATTGGCCCAGAAACAGCCGCTGCTGTTGGCGTCCCACTTGCCGCTGGTATGGCCGGTCTTGGCGGTGTTGCTGCTGGTGCTGGCCTCGGTGCTTTAGGTATTCCAGGCTTCCAGCAAGGCATGGCTATTGACCCAGAAGGCTACAGCTCCAATAACACACCAAGCGCTCAATTTGGCGTCAAATCGCTTGCATCCACACAATATGTGTGATCTAAGCTAAGTACCTGCTAAAATTTGTGTTAGATAAGACACACGTGTCTTTATCTTTCACCCGATAAAAACACTGACACTGGAGGATAAACCAAGGTGTTTATTGATAGCTAGTTCAGATCCTGGTAGGTATGACCTTTCAAGATTTGGTAAATAGCTCCGTGGTTACAGTCAAACTTTTCAGCAATCTTTCGATACGAGAGTCCTGCTTCCTTTAAAGCTTTGATCTGAGCCACGTCTTCCGAAGAAAACTTTCTCAAAGTCTTTTTCGGTTTCCCTTTACTGGCAAAGCCATTGTTCTTGTAACAACCGGTTTCCCAGGCTCTTGTTAAATTTTCTTGTTTGGTAACGATCTCAAGATTGTCAAGTCGATTATTCCTCTTGTCATTATCTTTGTGATCAACTTGAAGGGAAAAGTTACTGGTTCCATGAGAACGCAGATCTAATCCCAAAAAAGCTACAGCCATCAAGACATGAAGATGAAAACGCTTTCTCTTTCCATTAACAAGAACTGAAACACGGTCATAAACACTGGTTGAACGAATAGGGATCTCTTGAAAATATTCTTGATTATCGGGATCAAGTTGTTTTTCAAAAGCTTTCCCCTCTTCCGTTAAGTAAAGATTACCAAATCCAGGAACAAGCTTCGGATTCATGTTGTTTATAAACAAGTTTCCAAAGCGTAGCATGCCTCAACTGAACGCTCAACGTTGTCACCCCACCGAGCAATCGATGGGTGCAAACCGGATGAATTCAGGGAAGCCCTAACGTCAAGACGAGGGTAATCCTGAGCCAAGCCAATCAAGCGTGATTGGAAGGTGCAGAGACTACTGGGGGTAACACGACCTTGTTACGTAATACCAGATTTAGCGTCCGGCATCCCACAGGGATGAAGAGATAGTCCACCCCTCTAAGAAACTAGAGACCAGGAGAACGACTTTCCAAAAATTCTTGGTGCGGAACTTTACCGTCCCCACCCTGCTTACATTGCTGAGATGGCAGTGGAGCCCGTGGTTGTCCACGACTTCACCCGTCAGCCCGGTCAAACTGTTCAGTTAGACCGCTACAAGTTCTGGGGTACCCCTGGCACCAAGGATAGCCGGGAGCGTATCGCTGACCAGACTATCGGTACCGCCAACAGCCGCAACATCACCAAAGAGAAGGTGCTTGTTGTACTGAAAGAGTACACCGGCCCTGCGGATCCGGGTGACCCGACTCAGCCTTCGACCTTCAAGATCGCTCGTGAAACCCTGATTACCGCCCAGCGCCTGCTGCTGGATACTGGTAACCTCAACATGTTCCACCAGTCGATCGGCAGCCTGACTCTGCTTGACGACTATCGTCGTTGGCGTGACCGCGTGTTCATTGATGAACTCGCCAAAGCAGAAGCCAATGGTGAAGCTTCTAGCACCCAAGGTGGTTACTACTTCCCTGGTGGCAAGACCAAAGCTTCTAACGGTTCGATCTCTTATACCACTGCTGAATACGCCGCTCAGGTGCAGCAGTTCCAGGTGCGTACCGACCTGCTGACCGTTGTTAAGGACCTGCGTAAGCGCAACGTTCCTACCTTCGCTGATGGTCTGTATCGTTGCATCTGCGATCCCACCTTCATGATGCATCTGCGTCGTGATCCTGACTTCCGTGAGATCGCTCGTTACAGTGGCAATCCTGGCCAAGGCATGTACATGGGCAACCCCATGATGCCTAACAACGCCAGCTTCTACATGGGTCCTCAAGCTGGTCAGGGTTACTTCCTGGCTGGTGAGCCTGTGATGCCGACTGGTGTTCAGTTTGAAGGCGTGAAGTTCTTCGAGTCGACTAACTTCCCGACCAAGACTGTTAGCGCAAGCTTCACCGATACTCCCTCGTTCAGCAACCAAGAAGTTGCCCAAGGTTACTTCTTCGGTCCTCAGGCGATTGGTGTTGGCATCGGCGGTCCTAACGCTCAGGTGCTCATCAACAACAACGATGACTTCAGCCGCTTTATCATCCTGATCTGGCAACTGTACGCTGGTTTTGAGATCCTGAACAAGGACTTTGTGACCACTGCCTTCAGCTTTGTCCAGGACGACGGCGTCATCTGATAAAGATATAAATCCAATTTAACGGAGAAATAAATGTCCTATCTGTCTTCTAAAAAGATCTATCCAGGCAACTGGACCAATGCCCTGAACGGCTGGTACAAGAACATTGATGTCGCCGCTGACGGCAGCAATGATTACTCCAAGGGTGGCCCCACTTCGGTGCTGGCCGTCCCTGGTTATCGCTACTTCCAACAGCGTGGTTATGCTGTGGTGGAATGGACTTCCGGTGATGCCGCAACTCGCGGTCAGACCCTGAACGTGATCGTTCCTTCGCCTTACCGCCAAGACGACACCCGTCCCGACATCACCGGCATGGTGATCTCTGGTAACGCTGTTCAGCCTGCTTTCGTGTATCGCGCTGCGATCTCGGTTGCTTCTGGTTGGGGTGACGGTCGTGTTGCTACTGGCATCTATGCTGCTACCGGTAACGTCATTACCTTCGGCGCTGGCCCTACCGCTGTGACCGGCGTTGGTGAAGCCATTGCTCAGGCCAACCTGACCTCGACTGTGTCTGGTGATGCCTCGGCCAAGATTGTGTTTGCTGCTGGTAGCCAAGCCCTTAGCTCCACTCCATTCCTGACCACTACCGGTGCCACCGGCCTTGGTCCTTCTGGCGTGTATAAGTCCTTGACTTCCGCCAGCACCTTTAGGGTGTTTGCCCGTGGTGCTACCACTGATACCGGTGTGTCTGGTGGCGTGTACCTGGCTGATGCTGACTTTAACGCTGGCCTCAAGGGTTACCTCGTGGTTGAAGTGTGCTACATCCAGCCTGATGAAGCTCCTGGCTACGAAGATATCGAAGAGTACATCATTGGCCGCACCGTTAGCTGATTAGGTTAAACTAGGACCAGAAATTAAAACATCTGGTCCTTATGCTTTATCAGCATCGTAAAACCGGCGCTCGCGTCAAAGTTGTAAGCGAATGGGATAACGGCGATTGGTTCATGGTCGAAGACCAGGACGGTCGCCTTTATACCGCTTATAAGAATGAATTAACCCCTGATGAAGCTGCGACTAAAAAAGTTGCTACTCTTCAGGTTAAAGATAAGGCAGCGCAAGAAGAGCCTCGTAAATTCCCACCCGAAACACGTTTAAATATCAATAGTGCCACCCCTCAGATGATCGCTGATCACATCAAGGGCATTGGCCTTAAGACAGCTCGAGAGATTAAAGATCTTCAGATGTCCTTATCGGGTGAGAAGTTTAATAGCCTTGAGCAGTTAAAACAAATTAAGCGTGTGGATTGGGAGGCTGTGTTTGCCGCCGACTTGATCAGGGTTTGATCCATTTTGCAAACAAAGGCCCCTGGGAGACCAGGGGTTTTTTCGTTTTAAAATAAAAAGAAAAAGATAATGGCTGGTATCCAGTACTTTGGGCAAGTTGGCTCAACCGGCGTTTCAACTGGTCCACATAAACACGTTTACGTCAAGGAACTTGCGACCGGAAAGTATCTTGATCCAGCAACTATTCGTACGCCATTACTTGGCTTGCGCATAGGTGAGAAGAAAATTCCCGCTTTACTTAAAACACCGGACGGCAAGATTGATTTTAATCCAGCCGCTGGGATCACACTAACATCGCGTTATGGTCCACGTAGTGCTCCGACTGCAGGTGCTAGTTCTTTTCATCGAGGAGAGGATTGGGCTCTTCCAGAAGGAACACCTATTTACTACGAAGGCGGTGGAAAGTTTGTCCCTAAAGCCAATCAAGGTGGGTATGGAAACCTTGCAACTTTGGTTACAGGAGATAATAAATATGAAATTGGTTTGGGGCACATGAAGACGTTGGGAGGCGCATCTGAACTCCCAGCAACCACTTTGCCGCTTGACCAGCAATCCTCCGGATCTCTTGGATCTCCTGGATCCAGTGGAGATGATCTTTCCACGTTGATGTCCTTACTTCAACTAACTAAACCACGCCAAAAAACTGTACAAGAATCTTTACTTGAACAGTCACTAGGTGAGTTATTTACTCCGAAACAAAGTATGGCTCAACAGTTTCTGATGGAGTACATGAACTCTCCCATCCCAGGTGTTGGTTAAATTGATACCTTTATAATTAAACTATAACGAAAGGTAGACGTGCAGTTATCTGACTTTGACAAAAGTAGAGTTAGGTATCACCTGGGCTACTTTACCGTGTCTGTTCCAGCGGGTGATTATGCCCGTTTGGAAGAAGCCATGAATACCATTCCGGATTCATACTTCTACGACAAGGTTGTTATTCAACTTGGCCGTTGCGATACGGCTGAGAAGAAAACAGAAGTTGCATCGACACCTTCTACGCGAATTGAAAGTATCCTCGGTGACGTGGATCGTACCATTCGCTCTAGTAACGCCAAAGAAGCGTTAAAGGTTTGGGATGAGATTTATCTCTACGAAACCAACCGTTTGGCTGGCATCCTTTACGTTCCTAACTACAAAGATCCATTCCAGGCTCGTTATCGTTATGAACGATCAGGTGCGGAGTTTATTCAAGCTTTACCTGGTCCTGCTGACACTGCAGTGGGCTCTCGTCTTTATTTACATGAGGTTTGGCGTTAATCATGGCCATTGATATTTTCAAAGCTATCCAGAACGCAGGGGCGGTATCTCCTGTTTTTCAGCGTCCAAAACCCAAACAACAATCGTTTGTTGAAATGGCAGCTGGCGCAGCACCTGCCTCTTCCCTATTCAAGTGGCCAGGGCAGAAAGCTGCTTATACCTCAACACCTGCCGCTCAGTCCAAAACATTTGCATCGATTTCTGATCCAGCGGAACGGGCTTACGTAGAGGAGAAAAACCGGGTTGCACAACTTGCCGCACAAAACCCAGAGCTTCAGCGTTACGAAGTCGCACGCAAAGCTGCAGCAGCACAAGGCTCTACGCCTGCGCAAGTGCAGTCCGCAGAAGATATCGGGATGCAGATGTGGGCAAAAGCTAATCCTGAACTTGCCAAACGCGTCAAGCCTGGCCAGTCTGGTTACGATGCAATACAACAAACACTTTACCCAGGTGGCACTCCACTGCCCGCAATGTCGGCAGAATCAGTTGCTATGTTAAATGCCATTGCACCTGCCGATGCCACTGGCATTCGCCCGGACATTACTCCCATGCCTGGTGCACTGCCTGTATTCTCGGATGCTTCTGATGACATGTATCGGGCAGTGATGGGAATTGGCGGCATGCTTCCTTCTCCTGCGACACAGAACCCGTCCCCCGCTGCCGCTTCTCCGCAGCAGACCGGTAGCATGTCTTTTGAAGATGTTTCATTCCAGACTCCCGCTTCTCAGCGGCGGTCTGATCTGTTTGCCCAATTGCTCCAAGGCATCCGTCAATACGGTGGCAATCCTTGATCTCCTGGCATTGCTTTGCATGTAAGCCCAGCCAACTGGACACGAATCTTTTGATTCACGGGAGCCAGTGTTGTTGCTTTAAACCCATGATTCTCTGTCCCAAGTTTGTTAAACGAACCCTGACCTATCTCGCAACAGTACTAACGCTTCAAACAGTATTTGTTCCCGCACTCAGGGCAAGCTCAAACTGGGTAGGAAGTTAACAAGAAAACCATGTCTTACAACACCGAACAACTAAAAGAAATTGCGCGGCAGAAAGCCCGTGATTTTGGTGTGAATGAAGACATCTTCTTGAAACTTGTAGGCGCCGAATCAGGCTGGAACCCACGCGCCAAAAGCGGGGCAGGGGCCGAGGGGCTTGTTCAGCTCATGCCTGCCACTGCACAAGGTCTCGGTGTTTCTAATCCGTATGATCCTGTTCAAAGCTTGACAGGTGGTGCTCGTTATCTAAGTCAACAGCTTAAGCGTTTTGGTTCCTATGACAAAGCCCTCGCAGCTTATAACGCTGGCCCAGGCAATGTCGAACGGTATGGGGGCATTCCTCCTTTCAAGGAAACACAGAACTATGTGAAAAAAATCCTTGGAGGGGGATCTCCACCCCCAGCCAAGCCGCAAGCTCAAGCTGCAGAAGTCCCTGGAGCAAATCCACAGGATTTCTTGAAGGGTTATCTTTTGCAAACTTTATTGATGGGCGCACAAAACCCTGTGCCTTCGTTGGGAGAACAGTTATTTAAGACTGCGTTCCAGAGCCCAATGACTCAAGCTGAATCGGACATTTCGACGGCGTCTTTATTTACGCCTAGGACACCGTTTCTTGAATCATTGACTCAGTTTTAATTTAGAGGGCTTCATTTATTTGGAGCCCTTTTTCTGTTGAGTTTTTTAAGTTAGAATTTATTCATAAGAATGCGCAAGCAGTAATATACTGCTAAGTCTAGGAGGTTTATTTTGAGCTCTACCAGTTCGAACAAGCAACCCCTGTTTATTGACCGTCCGTTATTTGATACGGTACAGGTCACAACGCAAACAGTTGGCAGCCAAGCCAGTAATACGGTGTTTGTCCAGGGTGGCCAGGCTCCGTCCATCCTGGTTGACATGGACGCTGCTCTTAGCGAAGACAATAACAATGGTGGTGTTGTTGATTCCATTACCATCGTCCGCAATGATCGTTATCGGGAAGCCGATTACACTGTCGCCAGTAGCACCTCTGGTACTGTAATTGCATTGCGTAGCGGACAAATTGTTTATGTTCAAAACAGCGCTGTTTTAACAAACGGTACTGCCAGTGGAATTGGTTACTACACTTATACCGGCGCTGGAACACTTACAGGTGTCAACACAGCCATTAACTATTCAGGCGCTACTGTAAGCGGTTTTAGCTATCAAAATGCTGGTTACGGCTTGCAACCTGCCGTAACTTTTGTTTTTTACCAGACACGTAATACAACCACTCCTATTCCGGCCAGTGGCGATTACCGTGTTTTGTTCACCAAGACAGTCCCTGCTAATAGCGGGCTTGTTGATTGTTCAGATGTGATGCCACAGCTGGCTATTCCAATGCCGACTGCAGGCAACACCAACGGTCTTGGTCCCAGTGCACCTCTGCGTAATAAAGGTGTTTACCTGGAACGGGGCGACCGTATTTATGTGGGTGTCTTTGCGGAAGGTCCCAACATTTCTGGCTACACCCCAGGTGCCCACATTTATGCACAAGGTGGTTTCTTCTGATGTGTTGTGACTAAATCAAAGGGTGCGTTTGGATCTTTTTCGTCTTTTACAAAAGAGAAAGATAAAGATCTTTTTCGCTTGAAGCCGATCACAACTGAGTTTTCTAAAGGTTCCGTTCCAGACTCTCTAAGTACTGCTAACAGAGAGTCAGCCTGGTCAAGGTGGCGTCGTGGCTACGAACTTGCTACAGCTACCTTTTACGACAACGATTTTTCTTATCCATTTCAATATCAGATTCCTGTTCCATCGGGAACACCAAGTTCTGTCGTCAATCCAAATCCAGTTATTTCAGGTGTTTTCGTAGGTTTTCCTACGACTAACAAAGAGCTTGGTATGCACTGGGCCGGATGGCGTTACGCCGGTTCAATGAGAAGTGATAAGTTAAAAGATCCAATTACCAACAACAATCTATACATTGAATCAGTCAACCAAGATGCAGCGAATTGGTATGTAAAACTTGCAGGCTCCTGGAGCGTTGCTAACCCACTTCCACCACCTTTTTATGTTGCTGTTCCAGGTGTACCTGGTGGTCTTAAACCACTGGTGACAGAAATCCTGGAAGATCGCGTCATTACTGTCAATGGTGAAATCATCGATAAAGATACGATTGATCCAACAACTCAAAAACGGTATGGTTATGTGCAGGCCGTATTGACTGCTGTTAATCAAAATACTGGAATCCTTACATTTAAAAAAGCTGGTTCAGTGCAAGTGACACCGGACCAAGAGTACATAACACCCTCTCCTGCGCAGTTTACCGTTGGCAGGTACCTTATTACTGGTGCAAGATTCTGTTGCTCTTGTCAAGATTTTACCCATCGTGATTACGCATTCTTAACCAATCCAGCAGCCAGTGATCGTAAGTTTTTTCCTCGCAACAACGTCTCATCGATAAAACCAGGTCGTTATGAGGTGACGACATTAAGTGGCGTTGTCGATAACAACGCAATGAACGATGCATCTGTTAATAGACAAATGGATGTGTATGCGCCGTCTGGATATACCGTACCTTTTTCTTTATCGACGACAACAACAATTAACAACAACGCTAACAGAGACAACGTTGGTGTCTACAGGGAATTTGGTGCGACTTATTTAAGGAGTACGGCTAACCCCGCAATCCCTGGCTCTAAGGCAGAAGGCATGCCAAGCTACAACGATTACTCAACAGAGCAAGGTGTAATTACATCCATCACTGACAACTGGACACCGTTGCTTGATGAGATGCGTTACTGCAAACACATTTACGCACTTAAATTTAAAGACAATACTTTCCCGCCAGAGCCTTCTGATTTTCCCGTTCAAATTGGAAGCATGGCTGCATGGGAACAAAGACTTGTTGCAAACACGGAAAGTGAACAAAAAGAAGCAGCTTCCTTTGTCATGACTAAGAGGTCTTTGGCGGATATGGATGTTCCTCCTTATAACTGTCAAAGTCCAATGATGATGCCGATGATGCAGAAGTTATTTAACGTACCAGCGGATTTTATTGTTATGGGCGGGTTTACCATGTTCGACAAGAATAATCAACCCTATAAACCTTAAGAAGTTTTTAATAATGTATACTTAGTTTAAGTCTCATAAGACTTATTAGGAATTCCTTAAGCAGCGGCGACCGGTAGCCTACGCTTCCTAGGTTCTGGGGACGCAGCTCATTTCAACCATGAACCAACCCATCCCTGTAGACCAGCGGATTGTAGATGCGTATTTCCATCTGGACAGCCAACGCGGTAACAAAGGCGCCGCCTGGTTGCTTGGAATGATTGCCACCTATGGTGTCAAGCCAGAAGATTTGGTTTCCTTTGATTGGGGACCCAACAACAGCCTGGTCCTTACAACTAAAAAACGTCCGGTTAACCCGCTGCACCCACAGTGGGTTTTCTTGTTTAACCTACAGAAAAAACGGCCATGCGAAATGCACGACCGTTTAGATTCCCTTTCTCTTCAACTGTATCGTCTTATGGCTCATCAGGCCATTGAAGTCAATGTCACTGATTTGCTATTGGCATACCGTATGCGCAAAGATCATTACAGGTCCATCAAGCAACAGCAGCCATCCTCTCCTGTTTACGCAGGTGCTTCCTGACTGCTTCCACATTCCAACGGTAGCCGTCCCTGGAACGAGTCTCCGGGAATGCGGCGAAATGCGGCCCAAGCTTCAGCGTGCCATCATCCCGCATGCGGAAGAGTTCCTTGCGGTCGATTCCTAGGAGTTCTTCTGCGCGGGCCACAGGAACCCAACCTTTGTTTTGAGCCATGACTTAGGCGTCAGGATGGACAACTCTTGTACGGTAACCGTTTTTGGGACCCGGTCAAGAGCATTCATACTTTTTTAAGGCTTCCATGAAGAACTGTAAAGCTTAAGGAAATTAAAATAAGGTAACGGCAACTAAAGAGCATGTATTACAGCGAGCATGAGCCCATCGCCTTACTCGTTGAAGTCACGCCAAAGCTAGCAAAGAAACGGTTTAGAGACGAAATCTACAAATCCTGGAGCCACAAATGTGCTTATTGCGGTGAAGATGCAACAAGTTTGGACCATGTAATTCCACGTCACAAATCAGGTGAGACCACACGCAAGAACTTGGTTCCTGCTTGTAGACGTTGCAATGCCTCTAAGGCATCCTATAAATTACACGAGTGGTATTTAAATCAAGATTTCTTTTCTAAAGCTAGGCTTAATAGAATTGAAAGATGGATTGATCAGAATCCTTTCCAGGTATTGCATTGGGAAGACGAAACGGATTCATCGTTAGTACGTGTTAATTATGTCGGACAAACCAAGGAAGGCTGTAGCTGCTGCCAAGCGATACCAGAAAGACAAGATGAAATGCAACTCGCCACAAAGAACTCCTGGGCATAAAACCAAATCTCACATTGTTAAAGCTTGTGAAGGAGGTGAGGAAAAGATTGTCCGGTTTGGTCAGCAGGGAGTAGAAGGCGCTGGCAAGAACCCTAAAACAAAAGAAGACAAGGCCCGCAAGAAGTCGTATTACGCACGACATAATGCCCAGGATCCCAATCCCGACAAAATGTCTGCACGGTACTGGAGCCATAAAACGAAATGGTGATTTTCTGCTAAACTGCGTGGGCTGATTCCTTTCCAGCATGGCCAAACCTAAAGCTTCCGGCTCCATCAAAATTCAATCCAAGCCCAAAAAAACCAGGCAAGGACAAGGTATGAACTCACTTCCTAATCACGGACGCAAACAACGTCGCGGTCAAGGTAAGTAATAAGTTGTGTATATTGGGGGTAATTAAGTTACCCCCATGTCTGATTTTTCTGCCGCAATTGAGCTAATCAGAAAGTACGAAGGGTATAACGAGAAGGCTTACCCAGATCCAGCCACTGGTAGTGAACCTTACACCATTGGTTACGGCACGCAGTATTACCCAGACGGTTCTCCAGTTAGGCGTGGACACCTCTGCACAAAACGTAAAGCTCTGGAGTATTTGTACCACGAGTTAGAAGTGCTAGACACTGAGCTAAAGAAGCTCAATCTGGGTCTTGACGATTCGATGCACCAGGCCCTACTTTCGTTTATTCATTCTGTTGGCTGGAGTTCCTTCTTGTACAGCAACATCATTGATTGTTTGGAACGAGAAGATTGGCGTGGTGCCAGTGAGGAGATCCCAAAGTGGGTCTTTGATCAAGACCATAAAATGGTTGGTGCTCTCCTGCATCGCCGCCAAGAGGAAGTCGCTTTGTTCTTGCGGCAAGCCAATGACAACCCCTGGGTCTCTACAGCAATTCTTCTGACGGCATTCCGCAATTACAGCGCAGCTGCCCACCAGGTACGTGCAATCCGTATTCTGGAGGAGTCCATCAATCCTTACACCTTGTCGGAATTTGCCAATGCCTACAGGATTGACGAAGACCCCTGGTGTGGTTCAGAGTACGAGGAATTTGATCCTCAAGGCATCTGTGACATTTAGCTTTAGAATAGTTTCAATTGAAGCATGAAACCAGGAATGGACAGATCGGTTGAACCTCACCAATTTGAGCTTCCTCTAGAGCTTCAATTCTCGATGCGTAAAGCCGAGCTACAGGCGCAGGAGATGACGTGGGATCAGCTCTATTCCGCGCTCTTGAACCTGTACCATCAGCGGTTGATGGAATGGTATGCGGTCAAATCGTTGATGGCCGATGAGAATGTCAATATTGAGTTTGACATCCCCACCGACCTTGAATTAGCGGAACTCGCCGCCGCATGCATTTACGACGACGAGGATGATGACGAAGAGCTTCAGCCGTTTTGAGCTTCGTCAAATTGAATGAGGCGATCCAAGTACCACTGAGCTTTTTTCAGTGACTCGGTACCGCCCTTCATCCGTTCACGCCAGTTATATTTCATCAGATTACCTTTACAGTAACCACGGAATTCTTCCGGGGTTAAGGCAGCTTCAATAGCTTCAATGCACTCAATGCCGCCACCATCTGTGTAGTGCGGGGGATGGTTCACCTGGTCCTCTTGAACCGTAGGTGCTTCTTCCTTGACAGCCCAAGGCACCGGGCAAACGCCGTCTTTACATTCCATCTTGAGAGTATCGCTGGTTTCTACCGGAGCAAACCACGTCTTTTCTGCGACAGGATCAGCTCCTCTTCCGGCGCTGTCCCCAAGTCCAGAACTAAGGTCTTCGGTCGTGGCGATGAAGCTGGGTACATCTCTACCGCTTCCTCCATCGATGGGATATAACCCGTCATTCCAGGCCGTGCCCCCTCGAGTTCCAGTGGATTCCTTTCCAGCCCCTCTTGGCATAATGTCAGTCCGCGATTGTACTGATCATATAATGGCACGTCATTCTCTTCATTGTCGAGATTGGTGCCAAATGTTGCCTGATTCAGACAACGGCACATGACTTCATCAATGATGCTTTGACCGAGACCGTCGCGGTAATCAGCAGGGTTATGCATGGAAATATCCTGGCCTAAATTGCCTCGATTACAATATTAACATGGCAAGATTCTATAACCCCCGCAGAGAAAACATTGACCAACCGGTTGATACACCAGTTGGTTACAGGGGGCGTCTTGGTTATGACCCACGACAAGATTCTGGCTCCTCGGGCGGCGAGGTTAGTGACCTTACGCCGGAACGTCAATATGATGTTGACTTACGTCGACTAGATCGAGAGGAACGGGACACAGCTGCCGCCGCTGATACCGCCAACGTTATCCAGCAGGGCCGTGTTTCGCGGTACCTCAACGCAGCACGCCTGGCTGAAAAGTACAAATCTCAAGCCGATACAAAGTATCCAATCATTGGTAATTCCGTGGGGCGATACCCCTCAGGGCGACAGGGTGTTGTGCTGCCAAGCTTGGGCGAGGCTCCAGGGGCTCGTGGAAGTGTCAACTACCCCAACAAGCCCCAGCCGCGTACAGGTCGTGCTTACAACTGGCTTGATTCCTTTGCTTGATCAGACCTTACTGAAGACAACTTCAGGGGCTTGATTCTGGTACTTGCCCTTGCGGTCCTGGTAACTGACTTCGCATGGATTACCGCGATAGAAGAGGAGTTGGGTAACGCCTTCATCAGCGTAAATGCGGTTAAACAGGCCCGTGCAGTTACTGATCTCAAGCGTTAGGTAACCCTCCCAGCCACTTTCGGCAGGAGTGATATTAACCAGGATTCCTGATCGAGCATACGTAGATTTACCAACGGCAACTACGGTGACATCACGGGGAAGCTTGAGGCGCTCTCGTGCCACGCCCAGGCAATACCCGTAGGGAGGAAGCAGGAAGTATTTACCTTTCTCGTCTTCCAGTAATTCGGCATTGGTTAAGATTTCTGGTTTGAAATCTTTTGGGTCACATTCACCTTCTGAAATGCGTCCAAAGATAAGACATTGCTCTGGCGACAAGCGGATGTCATATCCATAGGAACTTAGCCCATAGCTGAGAATACGGCGTCCATCTTCTTTGCTGACGAGACGATCCTGGAACGGAACGATCATCTCCTCATCTTCCGCCAGTTGACGGATTTCTTTGTCGCAGAGAACGCTCATAGACCTTTTAAAGCTTTTTCAATATAGGTCATTCAGCAAAGAACACGACCCTTTTCAGAATAAATATCGATGAATCGTTGGGTTGCTTCACCAATATTGTCCTTGGGTTGCAAATAAACTAAGAATGAGGTACAGGTGTTATGGTTCTTAACTCCTTCGTTCGTTCGTGCTACAAGGTTTGGTACAGTACGCAGGATGCACACCGGAAAATCAAATAGCCGTTGTTCGTACCTAAACATGTCAGGACAGTTGGAAAAGTAAAGCCCCTCCTCAATTTCGTTGTGGTACCAGGCTTTAAACAGACGGCGAAACCAAACCGCATGGGACGATGTCAAAGTCGCAGAACACGCCCTTGTCATCTTCCAACGTTCGTTCTTTTTATCCCAAAAGTATGTCCCACTGGGCGGGAACAAGTAAACCTTACCGAACCACCTTTGGTCGTTTAGACCATCATCTGTAGGTGTGAAGAAATTTTTAGCATTGACATACTCATTGGCAAAAGTAGAGCTGGCAACATCAAGGTCAATGTGACCCATCAGTCCGTGCGCTGCTGCAACAAGATCCGCGTTGGTCACAAGCTCCAGATCTTCACGGCGCATGCCGCTTTTGGTAATTGCCATTATTGATTAGTTACTTGGTTATAGCTGATTTCAAAATAGCGGATGCCCTCATCATCATTGATGACGTATCCAGCTTTTTCAGTTGGATCAATCTTTTGTGCTGCGGAAAGGATGCGACGGAAGCTCTCGGCTAAATCACCATCATTTCCACGCTCACACTCTTCTTGTGCCGAGTGAATTTCTTTGAGAGTCCAAAAGAACATTGAACGTTCTTTGTTCCTTGGTTGGAACACCATTACCCCAGGCCCTTCTGCATCCCACATCTTGCAGTAGTGCTCACCCATGTCACCAAGGATTAAACGCACCGTAGCATCCAGCATCCGGACCTTGGTATTGTCCATATCAGGACCAATGGCCTGAGCAATTAGTTTCTCGCGTCTATTCATGGGATGCTAAACCTTGTTTCTGAAGGACTTCCTGGAGCTTGGGCAGTGGTTGGTAGATGACGACCAACTTGCCTAAGACACCACGCTTTTTAATAAGCTTACCGCTTTCGTCCCGAAGTTTGTCAAACTCACCCGAACGAATTAAATACTCAGCAACGCAACGCAACCGCCGTTTAAGAGGGAGTTCTGCAGCTGGAAATTTACTACAAATGGTGTCAGGATTCATGTCACGAAAGGCAACACGCAATCGATTAGCCAAAGTCATGTTTGAATTCACGTCCTCTTCTTCGTAGTTTCTGATGATTTCCAGATACCGACGCAGGCAGCCATCATCGAAGGAACCTTCGGGCGGCATGAAGCATTCCACCTGGAGCGCCAAAGAAATCGGAAGGAGTTCCTTGTAATTCTCTAGGTTTACTTCTTCGATGCGGAACGTTTCAAATCTATGCGCCAGGGGCACTGTCTTCTTCTGCATCTGGAGAATTTTCTAAAGAAGTCAAATAAGCGTCAATGGAATGCGGGTTGATCCGATAACCGTGAGAATTTTTCTCTTTGTAGTCTTTATTGCTTAGCTCAGGATTTTTGGCAAAGGAGCGCACCAGGTTGTTCCAAGGAATCCGAAGCTTGTTCTTTTTGTTGGCACCCGGATTGATGTTGACATAATGAATGCCCTCACTCCAGCCAGCGCCTTTTGTACTGGTCTTACCAATGGCGATCCAATTGCGGATCGTTTGATCAGAAACCGACAGGCGCCTGGCACACTCCTCAGTTGAGATGTATTCGTCTGCGTACATCTCAGGATTGGGGCTGGTTTTATCTTGAGCCCCTTGTTGTAAAGCCCAGAGGCTGCCGAGAATATTACGAATTCCTTTCAATTCGTAAGCAATGTCCTCTAAGCCTTTGCGAATTCCGTACGACATACCTCAACTGTTTTGGCTAAATGCTAATGTATTTGAACAAGCTTTGTTACGACTATGGACGAACAAGTCCAAAATAGTGTTCCGCCCGAGTTCAAGCCAATGCCCAAGCTTTCGGCAGAACAGGTGGAGATGTTAAAAGCTGTTGCCAGGGAGCGTGCGATTGCCCAGGCTACCGCTGAGGCACCTCCTCAACCCCCACAGAATCAACGCATTGCCGCACCGCCACCGTCCATGGTGCCACCTCAGGTACAGCCTCAAGTTATTTATGTGCGGCGTAATTTTACGGTTGCTGAACTTCTCTTGATTCTTCTCTTGTCTTGCGGCTTGGTAGCTGGCACGCAAGCCTTGTGGGGACTTGGATCTCGCATCTTACCTCAAGTTGAAATAAAGGTCAAATAAAATACGACAAACCTAAACTATAATTTTAGTTATAAGGTTTGCGAGCGTATAGGTGGCCAATAGGCGGATCTCAGATTTACCTGCAATTAGTTCGGTCGACATTGATGATGCCGACCTATTTACTATTGTCCATACAGCTGAAGTTGATCCTGGATTAAAAAATAAAAAATTTACCGTACAAGAACATAAGGCATATCTCAATAATTATTACTTGCAGCTGACCGGCGGCACGGTTAACAACCTGACGGTCACTAATAACTTAAACGTATCAGGCAACACGACTCTCCAGGGAAATCTTGGTGTTTCAGGTACTGCCAGTTTTGCAAATTTAATCATCGATGATCTGACCGTAACAGGTACCCTAAGCGGTGCAACAATTACCGGTCAAAGCATCCAAGGTTTAAATGTTAATGGCAACAACGGTTATTTTGTAAGCCTTCAAGTTGTCAATGGAACGGCAGATACTTTTCAAATTTCTGCAATTAGTGGCAACACAATTACAGGTAATGCGATTGCTGCAAGCGGTATTACCGGTCAAACGATTACCGGAAATACGGTTAATGCCATTAATCTTAATGCCGTAACGATTACGGGAGTTACCGGAGTTTTTACAACCAGTGTTTCTGGGGCTCTTGTCACCGGCAATGCGGGAAGTTTTTCAAACGTAACTGGTGTTTCTGGTGTATTTACAACGCGTCTTTCTGGCGCAACCATTACCGGCAATACTGGTTTATTTAGTTCAATTACTGGTGTTTCCGGTACATTCACAAACCAGTTATCTGGCGCAGTCATCACTGGAGTTACGGGTCAATTCACGCAACTCAATGCGGTTACTGGCCAGTTTGCCAACCTTTCTGGCGCAACTGTTACGGGCGCAACAGGACAATTTACAAGTCTGACCGCAACATATGTAACAGGAACTATTGGTGTTTCTGGGGCAACAGTCACTGCACTTACTGGAAACATCAATCAAGTCCAAGGTGTTTCAGGTGTCTTCACTGATAATCTGTCAGGCGCAGTTATTACTGGTGATGTTGGACGTTTTGCTAACTTTACTGGCGTCTCCGGAACGTTTACAACGCGTCTTTCCGGTCAAACCATTACAGGTGTAACGGGTTTATTTACGAGTATTACGGCCGCAACCGGTACTTTCACCGATCAAATTAACGTCAGCACAATTGCTACCACGGGAAGCATCTCGGCAAGTGGTAATTTATTTATTGGCGGCTCTGGAACTGTCGTTAATAACTTTACTGTTAGCGGCACGATTTCAGGTTTGACCGTTACGGGTACGACTGCTTTATTTGACAGCGTCACTGGTAATGGCATATATGGAAATACGCTTGTTTACGCACCAACCGTTACCGGTAATATTGTCCAAGCTACTTCCGTTACCGGTGTCACAGGTGTCTTTACGACACTGTTGAGTGGTGCCACCATTACGGGTAATGCAATTAATGGAGGTACGGCAACGGTTGGCACCGGTAACTTTACTCGTGTTTCCGGAGGAACAGTCACAGGAACCACTGGTTTATTTGGTCTATTAACAACTGACACTGGGAACTTCACTCGTATTTCCGGTGTCACGATCACTGGAACTACTGGGCTCTTTAGTTCTACTACCGTTGTTAGTGGTCAGTACACAAATCTGTCTGGTACCACGATTACCGGTAATACCTTAACAGTTGGAACGGGACGTTTTACCCTGGTTACAGGCACAACGTTTGTTGCGGGTGGCGTTGTCTTTGCTTCTGGTGCGGGTGACGTTCGTCCTTTCAACCAATTCTCCTTCCCTGCAACACCTGGTACATCAGGTTATGTTCTTGCCACACTTGGCAATGGACAGACAACTTGGACCGTTGCAACAACCACAGGAACTCTTGTTACTAACGCCATTGCAGAAACTAAAATTGTCATTGACATCAACTATGCAATTGGAATTGGATACAACGGTTTATCTGTTGGACCTGTTGAAATTGCATCTGGATTTACCGTAACGGTTCCATCTGGTTCAACTTGGAAAATCTTGGATTAAACTAGATTTAAAGGATAGTAGTTACTCATGCCATACGGAACTTTAAAGGCAGATACGCTTACTTATTACACCGCCACAGGGGATGTCAACCTGGCGATTAGTGGCATTGCACTTAACGGCGCTGCTGTTGTTTCTGGTGTTAGTGGTATTTTTACCACTGTTGTTTCCGGTGCAACGGTAACCGGTAACGCTGGTCAATTTACCACTATTACTGGCGGTACTGTAAACTTTGCAAATATTACTGGTGTTTCTGGTACGTTTACCACCAGGCTTTCAGGTGCAATTGTAACTGGTAATACCGCTCAATTTACCACGGCAACGGCAGTAACTGGTGTTTTTACCACGAGTATTTCTGGGGCGACGGTAACTGGTGATCTTGGTTTATTCAATACAATTAGCGGTAATCAGGTCGTTCTTGCTACTGGACTTTCTATCCCAAGCGGTAGTGACTCCTCTCCATCCATCAGTGTAAACGGAGACCCAAATACTGGACTATATTCCCCCGGCGCAGACCAAGTAGCCATCTCGACTAATGGTGTTCAGCGCATCAACATCGAAGCTGATGGCGACATTAACATTGATGGCGGTGGTGTGTTTTATGACGCTACCAATAACAGACTAGGGATTGGCACTACGAGTCCAAGCCATCGCTTCAACGTTGTTCAAACAGCGGGTGGAGTCATGGCAAACTTTAGCAATGGTGCTGATGCTGACTTCAACATCGGCTGCACTTCTGGTGTTACAACTATTGGTCCTGAATTTGGGGTTTTAGCACTCAAGTCAGTTAATACCGAACGCGCCCGCATCGACAGCTCCGGCAGGTTGTTAGTTGGCACGTCTAGTACTACAGGGATCGCATCAATTGTTGCCCAAGGGAATAGCACAAATAGGGCAGGGGCTGGGGTGCTTGGTTTGGGGAGAGGAACAAGCACCATTTCTAGTGGAATTCAGCTAGGGCTTATTGATTTTACAGATAACGCCTACAATATTTATGCTCAAATTCAATGCGTAGCAGATGCGAATCCTGGATCGGGTGACTACCCAGGCCGCCTAGAGTTCTCCACTACCGCCGACGGAGCGAGCAGCCCGACGGAGCGGATGAGGATTGCTCAAAACGGCGTTATTACTATCCAAAATGGTGCAGTTGCTGTTATCGGAACCCTTACCGATGGAGCAACTATCACACCTGATTTTGCCGCAGATTGTAACTTCACAGTTACTCTCGGTGGGGCGCGTACAATTGCTAACCCAACCAACATCACTGCTGGTCAAAGTGGTAGCATCTTCCTGGTACAAGATGGAACTGGAGGACGTACAGTTGCTTGGGGTAGTTTCTGGGACTTCCCTGGTGGCACCGCACCAACATTATCGACTGCTGCTAATGCTGTAGATCGTATCGATTATGTTGTACGGACCAGCACCAGTATTCACACGGTCTTTACTGCAAATTATTCATAATTTTGGTATAGTTTTAGAAAGGATTTTTAACCATGGCTACCAAATCTTCTGCTGTTTTTACCTGGAACATCTCTCAACTTGAGCGTGAAGTTTCTGATGGTTTTGTGTTCACTGCTCATTACACCATCGACGCCAAAGATGATGTATACACCTCTGGTGCTTACGGCTCCATTGGTTTTGAGCGCCCAGACAGCCTGATTCCATACTCGGAATTAACCCTTGATGAAGTGGTGGGCTGGGTCAAAGAAGCCCTTGGTGAGGAAAAAGTTGCTGATATTGAAGCTGCATTACAGAAGCAACTTGACGAACAGCGTTCTCCCTCTGTTGCCGCAGGACTTCCCTGGAGCAACTGATTTTAAAATCGTTTAATAACCCACCTGAGCCATGAGTCTTTTTCACAATAATGCGTTAATTGGTGCCAGTGGTTCAGGTGGGGCTTACAATATCAGCCGCAGCCTGCGGTTTAACTCAGCCGATTCGGCAAACTGCACTAAAACTGCCGGGACACCGACTTCTTCTGGAACTTGGACCTTTAGTGGCTGGATAAAGCGGGCAACACTAGGAGCAGACACCGGCATCATTGGTGGTCGCGCTAGCGGAACTGCAACACAGATCTACTTCAAAGCAGATAACACAATCCGATGGTACGAGAATGCCGCAGATTTCAGCACAACTGCGGTATTTAGAGATGCCTCATCTTGGTATCACTTTGTATTCACAAAAAATGGATCAACTTCGTGCACGATTTACGTCAACGGAGTTCAGTTGCAGCAAAACACAACAGGCATCCCTTCGACTTCTCCATTAAACGCAAGCGGTGCCGAGCTGTATTTAGGCGTTATTCCTACTCTGCCATCAGGCGTTAACTTCTATGCTGGTCATTATTACGCCGATTTACATTTTATCGACGGCCAAGCCCTAGACCCCACCAGCTTCGGTGAGTTTTCCGCCACCACCGGCGTCTGGATGCCTAAGGACTACACCGGAACATACGGCACCAATGGGTTCCGCCTGACCTTCGCGGACAACTCCGCAGCCACAGCCACCACGCTGGGCAAGGATGCCGCTGGCAGCAACAACTGGACGCCGAACAACCTCAGCGTCACCGCTGGTGCAGGCAACGACAGCCTCGTAGACGTTCCCACTAATGGCAGTGAGACGGATACTGGTGCTGGTGGGCAGGTTAGGGGGAATTATGCGACGTTGAATCCGCTGAACCTTGGAGCAAGTGCAACTCTGGCAAATGGGAATCTAGATCATGCCAGTACAACGGCAAGCTGGACGACAGCACTGTCCACAATAGGAATGCAGACCGGCAAATGGTATTTTGAAGCCACAATGACTTCGACCGGAGAGCAAATGGTCGGAGTAGCAAATACATCTTTTACTACCAGCACCTACCTTGGGGCAAACACTAATTCGTGGGCTTATTATTCAAGCGGGGTTAAATACACGAATGCGGGGGCATCGTCCTATGGTGCGTCCTACACCAATGGTGATGTTATAGGCGTTGCGCTTGATATAGATGCTGGAACTGTTACATTCTACAAAAATGGCTCTTCTCAAGGGCAAGCGTTTAGTGGTCTCGCTGGTCCCCTCTTTTTCGGTGTAAGCGGTATTTCTAGCACCACTAGGACCGTCAACTTCGGCCAACGCCCCTTCGCCTACACCGCCACCAGCGGCTTCAAGGCGCTCTGCACGGCAAACCTGCCCGCCCCACTAGTCACGAAGCCTTCCACGGTGATGGATGTGGCGCTCTACACGGGAAATGGGACAGCTCGAAGCATCACGGGCCTTGGATTCAGTCCTGACATGGTGTGGATCAAGAGCCGCAGTGCTGTTGGCAACCATCGGATCACTGACATTGTTCGAGGTGTCACTAAAGAACTTTCGCCAGATCTGACAAACGCAGAAGGCACAGATGCCAACGGAGTCACTGCGTTTAACTCGGACGGTTTCAGTCTGGGTATCAGCAGCTTCCAGAATGGATCAGGAACTACTTACGCCGCCTGGTGCTGGGACGCCGGCAGCTCCACCGTCACAGATAACACCGGCTCCATACAAAGCAGTCGGAGGACTAATGCGACGGCAGGAATTTCCGTTGTCACCTACAACCACGGCAGCGGCGTTGGCGCAAGCACCATCGGCCACGGATTAGGAGTCGCACCATCGCTCATCTTGAGCAAGTTCAGGGACGGCACGACTAACTGGGATGTCTACGTCAGGGCACTAGGCCCTGGTGGTCGCCTGATCCTGAACAGCACTGCAGCGTTCTCATCAGAAACGGATCCGTGGAATAACACGAATCCCACTTCCACCGTATTTAGCGTCGGTCCGTCTTCCTGGAAGGGTGTTGGTAATCATGTCGCCTACTGCTTCGCCCCAGTAGCCGGGTACTCTTCTTTCGGCAGCTACATCGGCAACGGCAGCTCAGATGGGCCGTTTGTTTATACCGGGTTTAGGCCGAGGTGGATCATGGTCAAATCTTCTTCGGTCGGTGGCTCTCCGGGATACGACTGGATAATTCATGACACAGCGAGATCGACGTATAACCTTAGCGATACACAGCTAATTGCAAATAGCAGCGTTGCCGAAAACCAAGATTCAAGCGGAGCAAGTACTGTGGGCTTTGGCTGGGACATCCTGAGTAATGGATTCAAGATCAGAACATCCACTGCCGGGCGTAACCAGTCTGGTCAAACCTTAATTTACGCCGCCTTCGCCGAATCGCCCTTCCAATACGCCCGCGCACGCTAATAGTGAACACGACTGACGGGGTAAAACTAGGCTAAAATAAATATATTGGATAAGTAGACAAACAAAATGTTTCTTTTAGATGGTAAGCCCCTGGCTCCAGATGCAGCATTTACTACGCCAGATGGCACGCGTTATCCTGCCAATTGGCTTCGTTTATCTACGTTAGAAGAAAAAGAAGCTATTGGAATTACAGAGGTCCCAGATCCCCCAACCTGGGATCAAAGGTTCTACTGGGGATACGATCAAGACGGCAACCTAATTCCCAAGGACCACACGCAACTTGTGGAGCAATGGAGTCAACAAACCCGTCAGCTTGCTAACACACTGTTGCTTCCAAGCGATTGGATGATTGTACGAGAAGTTGATAATGGTGTACAAGCAGATCCTGCGTGGCGCACATGGCGTGAAAATGTGCGTTTAGCATCTGGCAGCAAGGTATTTGAAATTAAAGCAACCACTACAACGGATGAGTTGGCTGCTTATATCACTGGCCCTGATTATTCAGCATGGCCACCTGATCCGTCTCATCCCGTACCAACTGATACTCCCGTAACCGAGTAAAGATGTCCATACAACTCATTGATGCGGTTAAGTACTACAAAGAGCTTCCGCATCAGCGAGAAGCTTGGGAGTGGCTGCAAACTCAATTAACACCTGAACAACTTTCTGAGTTTGCAATTAAATACCGCACTGAACCAAAACCAGTTTCTAAAACAGAAAATACCTGGGACGGTGTTTATAAAGTTGCCAAGGAAGCTGGCGCAGTATTTCCTGAAGTTGTTTCAGCGCAATGGGCACTGGAATCTGGCTGGGGTAAACATTTTTCTGGTACTTGGAACGCGTTTGGATTAAAAGGATCTGGCACCAGTGTTAATACTCAAGAGTTTATAAACGGTAAATGGATCACGATCAAGGCAGGTTTTATTGACTTCCCCGATTTAGAAAGTTGTATTCATTATTTAGTTGATCGTTGGTACAAAGATTTTGGTCGCTTCAAAGGTGTTAATAGGGCAAAAACACGGAATGAATGTTGCCAGCTTTTAGTAAAAGAAGGGTACGCAACTGATCCTGAATACAGTACAAAATTAATGCAGATCCTTGACAGGCAACTTGGTACAGCGGGCAACATTCCTAAAGAAGAACCGGCCAAGCCTAAATTTAATCCCTGGAGCCCATTCACATTTAAAGTAACGCCCAATATTACGTACGGCGAACTAACTCTTAACCAAGAAGCGCGGCGTTTTACCAAGCAGTATCAATGCGATACAGCACTAGAAATTTGCCAGTTCCTTGAAAAGGTACGTAGTGCATTTGGGAATAAGCCTTTAATTATCACCAGCGCTGCACGACCTGAACCCATTAATACCCAAGTTGGTGGTGCTAAAAATAGTGAGCACACCTATGACGCACCGTCTAAAGGAGCTGTTGATTTTTATATCGAGGGTGCCAATATTTATGTCGTACAAGATTGGTGCAATAAAAACTGGCCATACTCATTGGGTTATGGTGCACTGAAAGGTTTTACACATGTAGGAATACGAGAAGGAAGGCAACGTATCCGCTGGGATTACTGAGATGAAAAAATACAGGGAACCACTCATCAGAGTGAATGTTTGCTGGCAAGTTAGAGACGAAAAAAAGTGCGTAACCCTACCAAAAGAGCAGGCTTACGCAACTAGAGATTGGGTTGAAAGAGAAGGCGGCGTTTGTTTTTGGTTTCAGGCTTTACCTGATTGATCAACGTTGCTTGGCGCGACCAACAACCAGAGCAGCAATCTCAATTAACTTATAAAGTTTGCCAACGAGTTTATCGTCGGAAGGGGTAGGTGTTAAAGCGCAAATTGCAGAAGCGGCAGCATGAATGGCTAGAGCAACTTCTAAATACTGATTAAGGTGTTGCATGACTGATCTATAGATCTATTTACATTCTAAAGCTTGGTGTAAAGACTTTATTTAATCTTCATAAATACGGCAACCTCTTTCCCAGGGATTATTGTCGCAGTAGTTTTTGAAAGCTTCAGCAGGACTTGGTGTACCAAGATGAAAACGTTTGGACAGTCGACAAATAATCCAGTTGTACAAATTAATCATGGTACCGTTGCAAAGGGCACAAGAAAAGCGGGGAATTTATCATCGGCCTGGTGCTCACGTTGCCATGCTGTTTCCCATTCAGCTAAAGAATGATCGTGCGCATCTTGACCAACATAGGTTTCTGTATGGTCATTGAGAATAAAATCATCATTCTCTAACAAGATATAGGCAAAGTTTTCCAGCAGTAAATTAAAATCTCCTGAAACAAACTCAAGAACTACAGCAACTTCGTAGGACAAAGGTTCGTTGCGTGTTGTTGATACACACAACAAGTAAGTTCCTTGTGGTAATGGGTAATAACGTTCATCTCCTTTATCTAGTCGATTGGGATCAAACGTGTTGTACAGATCTGACTGAGCATCCATGACGTGCCCAACATATGGGTTGTACACTTTGCCGTCAATTGTTGTTGTAATACTGTCATCTTGAAAAATTCCACGCCCTTGAATAGGGTTAAGGTTTAAATCGTAAACGGATGTGTTGATGTATTTGGGTCTTATACCTCCTTTGACTACGATGAGCCAAGCTTCTGCTGTGATTGTAAAACTAAACCAATGGTTATAAGATCCTCCGCCATAACCACCATTGGAATTTAATGACGTATCTCGACGGCCAATAACCTGGTTTCTTGGCCCCAAGTTTCCTTTTAGATTACGAATAGATAATTGACTAAATTGACCCATGTTTAATGGGTTGTTTTGTGTTCGTTGCCGTTGAATATCTGGATTACGGGCCATTTATTACAGTTGAACCAATCAAACTATTCTACTCGTTCGGTATTTCTATATTTTCTGGAAACGTAATGGTATTACGAAATGCTTTATTGAATACCAGGGGTTGATCTTTGTTCTTGCCGTAAGCCATCAGCTTTTCTGCTTTGAACTCAATTTCAAACGGTTGGATGTTTTCTGGATAAAACAGTTTGTTCCAACTTGAAATTAAATGTAATGGATTGCCGCACCTTGGATTGCCACATAAATGTGTGACGACCATGTTACCGATGTCGCCCCAGGCACAGTTGTAAATAGCTTTATGAAAGCTTAAGTTTTCAGCCTTTTGGTGGCTGTAGGCCGACCGGTAGGACGGCATGCAAATACGCTTGGGTGTATAGGGGCCAGGTGATTCGATTGTCCAACACTCATCCGCAGCCCCCTTGGTGACCTTCTGCCATAGCTTTTGGTACCTGGCTTTGTATTCAACATTGAGGTAGTTGATGTCAAAACCACAGAGGTTTGATTGGATCTTATGAACACAGTGGTAACACCAGTGACGTTCTTTGTCCCTGATGTGGTGGTTATGCGGGCAAACAAAACCCCGGTAGTAGCCTTTGGTATCAAGCTCCTCGTCGGAGAGACCGTCAATACCCGCAACAAAACGAAAGTCTGTTGCTTTGGCTGCCTTGCGTTCAGAACGATGGAGGTTTGCCATCTTAGAAAAGGGCAGGTGCGCTGGGAATCAGTTGCTCCCCCCTGGGCTTCACAGCGTGTGCGTGACGTTTCTTATTGAATTTTTGAGTTGGGATTAACGATTTCCTGTTGTCTTTATCAAGATTACTGTATTCATGCATGATGTCCAGCTCAATGGGATCTTCTTGCGTTCGCAGGAAATAAACGAGCCGGTGCGCCAGGTAAACCGTGTTGTCGATGCAGACCATATAAAAACCCGTCACTTTGTTCAAGCGTCCAGCCTGAGTCCCAGCTTTGTTACAAGCTTTGTCGACCACCCACTCCAAACCACTGGGGTAACGGTCCGAAAGTTTGATCAGCTCTTGAACCCGCCAGAGGGGTGGCATGGGCTTGCGGTTGCGAGACACGGTCTGTGAGTTGAGTGTTCTCAGATTTTACGGCGAACCAGGCGTGGTGTCCAGTGCAGCAGAAAACTAAGAATCGAATAGGATTATTCTATATATAACTTAAATGACGCAGCTTGACCAAAGTGTACGTACTTTATTTCTCTTCACCATCCTCCGCACCTTTCAAAACTTACAGTATTTACCTGAAGTGTCATTTACCTATAGGGGGATATAGCGAGGTGCGATTCTTAGTTCTTATGCACCGCACCCTAGTCTCAACATGAGACTCCCTCCATAAAAAAAGGGCCGCCGAAGCGACCCGTCCCTACATCCACAACGCAAGCTTAGGGCTATTTCCGCCCGTAGTCGTCGCTCTGGCGTGTAATGTCCTCTTCATACAGCAGGGATCCCCTCTGGACCTCAATCAATTTGAGTTCGCAGTTACCGGCCTCCAGGCGGTGCCACTCACCCTGCGGGATATGGGCCGTAATACCGGGGGTTGCAGCGATACTGCTTTCACCCACGGTGATGGTTCCAGAGCCACTAACGACAACCCAGTGTTCTTCACGGTGTTCATGCTTCTGAAGGCTGAGCCGCTGGTTGGCGTTTACCACCAGCAGCTTTACCTGGTACTGCGGACCTGTAAGGATTGTTTCAAACCATCCCCAGGGCCTTGTCTCCGAATAGGTCATGCTGTAGTAGCGGCTAACTCCTTTTCTTCTTTCTTAGCGCCTTTTTTCTTGCGTTTGCTGGTCTTAATTTGAGGCTCATCCACCTTTGTCAAGACTTCTTGGAACACATCGTTGAAGTCAGCTGCAACCGTATCCCAGTTGAAGCAGACATCAGTGACGCGTTCATAGCATGCCTGGGCCACATCATCCAGTTTTTGTCGGTCTTTGTAAAGTTCCGTCAGAATACTGGCCAGATGATTGTCGTCCGGACAAGGCATGATGCGACCAAAGTTTGTGTCTACATCTGCATGAAGGTTGCGAATCAGTGGACCGCAGCCTTCAAAAATTTCTTTACAGGAGGTGTGATCCGGAACCACCTGGGCCACACGGCAGGCAGCATGTTCAAAGTTAACCAAACCCCAACCTTCCCCTTTACAGGTATTAACACCTACGTCGGCAACGTTGTAGATGGTGTTAAGTAGCTCCACATCCACGGAAGGACCATGGGGAGTGGGCGCTGTCATGATGATGCGACCGTTGGGATCCAGACCTTGACGGGTCATTTCCCGGTGGAAGAGGGGCATGATGTCCCAACCCTGGTCCTTTTGCCCCATGTGCAGGTAAAGCTTGGCGTCTGGCTTATCAACAGCAAATTTGGCGAAGGCGGAAATTGTGAGGTCAATCCGTTTGCGGAACTGGTTGCGATTCCCGTTGAAGACAATGAAGTCGTCGGGATCCAGGTTGAGTTTTTTTCGTGCTTCTACCTTGTCAATGGGGTAGAACTGACCAGAAGTTACACCGTGAGGGACAACCCAGATTGGTTTTTCAACCCCAGCCTTAATCGTTTCTTCTGCACCGAATTTGGTGTAGCAGATTGCTGCGTCCCACTCATGCATCGTTTCGGTGAGGCAACCGTACCACCCATAGGAGTCCATGGGGTAATAGCCCACGAACTTAAAACCGATCTGCTCCTTGAGATCTTTGATTTGACTCCACTGGTTGTTGATGATCCAACAGTCGTTGATTGTAAAGATCACATCAGGACGAACACGTTCGGTTACTTCACGAATCCGAGCTTCACCAAAAGGCTGGTTTTGGTACATGTTGGAGGCGGGGTACATGAAGTACTCTTTTTGCAGCGGTGTGTAATCACCGTGCCAGTTGCACCCCAGCACATGGATTTCGTACTGATCTTTCAGGCGGCTCAGCACGTTTTCAGTCACACGAGCAAAGCCAGTGGTTGCAACGATGTCACCGACCCACAGCAGCTTGGGTTTATTTTCAGCCATTTAATTGGTTATTGACTGCAAACAGTATACGAAAAATTGTTTTTGATGTTTTTGTTTTATACTAAATATTAGCAAAAAAGCTCAAGCTGTTTAACAGATAAGCCAATGGCAATACGTAGAGGCGGCGGTAATAACAGGCCATCTGGCGGAAATCCCCGTCCTGCAGGCCCCAGGCCGACTAGAGCAGCTGGCGGAAGTCCTCGTCCCGCTGCTCCTACACCAGCTCGACCCACTGGTGGCGGCCAACCCCGACGTGCTGCTGCCGCACCAGCTCGACCAATAGCCGGTCAAAGACGCCCCGCCCCAACTGCTGGCGCCCCAATCCCGGACCGTCGTACAACCGGAGGTGCTCCAACGTCTCGCCAAGAGCGTGTTTCTTCTCTTGTACAAAAAGGAAAAGAAATGGTCCGTGGTGTAACTGCGGAAAAAGGTTTTGCTAATCTGCCTGCTTTTCAACAGATCCTGAAGGATTTAAAAGCCAGTGGCGCTAATAAACGAGTAGCAAACCTGCGTGCATTAAAACAAGAAGCAATGGGCAGGCCAGGTGGAACCGCCGGAAGCCCTGGTGCAACCGCAGCAGGTAATGACAGCTACAAGACTAATGCCATTGGTCAGTATGCACGTACCGCCGACATGTATGGCATGGGCACTGCGGATCAAGGCGTATTTAGTGGGGCATCCTGGAACCAAGCCAAAGAAGCTGGTTTTACCGACGATCAAATCAAAGATTATTTATCAGGTGGTAACACCGGTTTGATGCTGGGAGAGCGGGTTAAAGATGTTGTAGAAAACTACGACAAGTACATGAAACCCGTGGTGCCCAACATGGAGTCATTTACTGATCCACGCTCGGGCGACACCATTGGAGCTAGCACAGCTTCCAAGCCAAACGTTTTCTTTTCTCCCGTAAGCATGTCGGGAATTAAGAATATGTGGGGCAATGCAATGGATGACGTACACACTTCGCAGGTCATAGGTGACGGTGTTGATTGGAGTGATCCTAAGAATGCAGGAGCCCTTGGTAATTATTATTCTCGGGAAGGCGCTATGCGTGCACTAAACAGTGCATATGCAATGTCTACGGCAAATCCCGACCTACAAAAAAACATGGCTGCATTTATTGACAGCGGTCATGTTGAATCCCTTTTAACCGGAAGAACACCAACAGCGCTGCCCTCTGGATTTGCCGGGCTATTTAATCCAGCGATGACCGGACCCACTACGTCTTGGTCCAAAGCATATGCAGATCAAATGGCGTACAAGGCCCCCTGGATGAAATAAACCAGTTATTGAGGAGTTATAGAACGCACAAGTTCTTTCTCCTCTGACTGTTTTGCTTTTAGTTTTGTTTTGAGGAATTCTGCTGCCTTGTGGGTGTTTGTTGTATCACCACAGGTGTAGAGATCGATGGCGGCATAACCCAACTCCGGCCAAGAGTGGATAGATGCATGCGATTCCGCTAATAAAGCCAGAAGTGTTACCCCTTGCGGTTGAAACTTCTCACCAAAAACACGCAGGATTTTGGCACCCGCCATATTGAGGGCTACTTGAAGTAGCCGCTCAAGTTCATTGTAGTCATCAAGGAGTTCTTGATCACAGTCATAGAGATCAAGAATCAGGTGCCGCCCGTTGCTCACAGTTCGTTTGCTACCTCTTCCATTGTCGCATTGGATGTTTTATCTATTACATCCCCATAGAACGTACGCCATTCTTCCTTATTAAGACCAACCTCAACAAGGGATGGATATTGTTCGTACTTGGGACTGGATGCCCGCAGTGCGATGTTGACTACCCGCATGCCGCGACTGTTCTTGAATTGATAGACATTCAGCTTCAGCTGGTGAACGCATACGTCCATCAAGAGGGATTCAAAACGACTACGACCCAGGATGTTGCTGTTAGAACCACGGGAGAACTCGCAGTAGCTGGCATACAACCACTTATCCCAGTTGATGTACAGGTTTGAGACACCACCAGGTGCGTGCTTAGCCAGGCCCACCGGAGATGAAATACCTGGATCAAAAACCACACAGTGTTGCATCCAATCCAAGATCTGGTTGGATTTCAAGATCTGTTCTTTGTGATGCTTGGCAAAGAAATCAACCTTCTCGTTGGTTTCCATCAGGTATTCCCGCATCTCGGCTTCCGTCATATCCAGAACCCAGTTCACCAGTCCTGGCAGCAGAGCAGCAAATTCACCGAAGGGACGACCGTGATCGTCCATATCAATGAGGGTGCGTTGCTCAGCGGAGCTACCAGTGAAGGGACGATCAAAAGGAATGGTGAGACGACGACGCGCCAAACCAGAAGTCGGATCAGTCGTTTGGATTGGTTCGTTGGCGGTGATCATGACCAGACCATTGAACTTAAACGGCTTCTGACTCCCAGCTTGGAACTTGCGCTCATTACGGATGAGGTCACGACCGGTGATTGCTTTTAGTACAGAGACCGAGCCGCCGTAACGCTCCACATCATTGAAGAGCAGAAGTTTTTTCTTATAGAGGTTGGCGGTTTCAAATCGGTTTTTCTCCAGATGTTCCAGCGAAGAAATCATGGCGTTGTCGTCGCCAACCAGCGCATGGGCAAGGTTGCTGTAGGTGGACTTACCAGACTTACCAGGTCCAACAATCTCAACAAACTTCTGGATATCGGAGTGACTCAGTAGTACCGCCCGCAACCAAGCCCTCAACACTTGGACCCGACCCCAGCTGTCATTCTGTGTGGACTTCAGCCATTTAATGATGGGCTCACATGCGGCGTAGGGGTCATATTCGTATGGCAGTTGCTGCGTGATGTAGAGATCACGGTTAAACGGCATCAACTCCCTGGTCTCAACATTCAAGATCCCGTTGGTAAACAACAGGTATTCATTACCCTCATACCAATCATCAAAAATAGTTGAAATCCTCAATTGCTCCATTAAATCGGAGATGAGGTTCATGGAGTAACCGCTGTGCAGCAGACCATCCTTGATGGCATCTAACCGGCCTTTGATGTCGCCCTTAACTTCGTATTCCGACAGTTGAGACCACAGCCCCTTGCGTTGATATTGATACATGAAAAATGCGCCATGCGATTGGCTATAGCGCAGATTCCCCTGGTAATCCTGCAACAAGATTCCAGCAATGACATCAGATGATGGGTTACGTGTTTTTTGTTTGTTGCCATTACCGCCTCCATAGTTTGGGCTACTCCTGCGATGCAGGACCCTGGTGTCACCCTCCACCGATTCCATTTCAGGTGTTGCAACTAGACCCAAGTCTTCTTCCAGTTCTGTTAATAGTTTTGCAACGTGATCAAGCATGGTGTCATCTACATTCATTGATTTGTGATTTTGGGAAGGCTCCCAACCGTTTTCTTTGGCAACGTGGACAAGCGAACCGATACCACGTCCACCACCTTTGGAGAAGGAACGCCACCGCCTATGACACTCACCGTCTTGATACTTCTCAGATTGACGGGACCATTCATCCCAATGATCAAGAAGGGATTCGTCCAATGAATGGAGCGATTGTCCAACCATGATCCAGATGTCGTAATCATCTGTAGCTTCTGGCGGCATGCCCCACATGGCTTCCAGTGCCAACTGCATGTCTCGCTCAAGCGAAACTTCAGCGTTAATGGCAAAGGATGGGCCAATGATGCGGGTGGTTTCTTTGGCGGGAACACCCTGCTTGACATTTTTTTGAATGATGGCATTCAGCAGCCAGTCGGGAAACTCAGGCAATTCCTGGATCCACTCAAACCCTTGGTCGGAAGCCGTGAAATAACCTTCGGTTTCTGGATGCAAACCCATTAGCACCCCTTGGTGCCGTTTCCAGAGAATTTCTAGTTTTTCTTTTTCTCCTTCTGCGTGCCAGGTGTATTTGTTACGGACGAGATGTTTGTGTTGATCGCGGGAGAGGCGATACAGTTTCCGCTCTCGGCCCTCTTTACCACTGAGGATCGTCAGCGTATCGGGCAGCGCCTTATTAAATGGCAGTTCCGACAGTGATTCGATGAGTGCGTAGACGGTTGGACCGTCGACATCAACCCAGATCAACCCATAGGGATGGTTATAGACAGGACCGCCGAGCAGGCCAACTGCCTTGCAGCGACCCAGCAGCATTTCATTTTCTATCTCTTGCGGACTGAACGGTTTGTTTTGCCACCCCGCAATGTATGGATCCTTGTTTGGACCCAGTGGAGTCAGGGGCCAATCAATAGGGATGTAATCGAGCCGAATTTCACCGGGCTTGAGGGCTTGCTGGTTGGTATTGGTCATGCCTGGTTGCTCGGTCGAACTTCTACTTTAAAGTTTTTATCAGCAAAACTTGCCTCTTTCAATAGCCAGAAAGCGTGAAGATGCATGTCAGTGGGCAGATAAAAACAGTCTCCATCCGCCGCATTCATCATGCGACTCATGAGACTATTTATCCACTCACCTGTACAGACGTTGATGTCCATGGTGAGGGCTTGACTTGTTTGTCTTCTTATCCTACGGCGACCAATCCAGGGGATTCATTACGAGTTTCTGGAAATCACTGAGACTTATTGGACTCATTTAAGACTCCATGATTCTCTTTATCAACCTTTTCAAACTTGGCAAGCATCCTGTCATAAATTAAAACAGGATCTTCTTTTGTTACTACAGAAGAATCACAAGCAATTGACCAAGCAAGACGCTTGCGTTTTTCAACTGGATGATCTGGGTTGTAAGCCACAGCACTCAATAAAGCCTTACGTATTGTACAAATAAAGATGTATTGTCTTGATAGAATGGTTTCATACGAATAGTTCATCATGCGTCAAGCTGGTAAAGGCGGCGGCAAACAAACACCAAAAGCCGTTAACAAAGCAGGTAGCAAGCAGGGCATGCCAAAGCCCCGTGCCGCAAAACCAGGCGAAAAAGCAAAAGCATCACGCCCTGTAGCCTCTAAAGGTGCCCCTGTTCGTCAAGAAAAACCACAGGCTGGCCAACGTCCTGCACGCGTACAAAAACAAAAAGCAACGCCAGTGCCTTCCCGTGGCACAGCACAAAAACCAAAAGCTGCAAAACCAGCAGCAACCACAGGAACGAGTACTCCTACACCCACGAGTGCTCCCTCTTCCCCTTACATGGACATGTTAAATCAAATGCGTTCTCAAGCAACTGCCGCACAGAGCGCAACACGTCCCCTTTAAATTAAGTCTGGGTCATACACGTTGCAGTTTTCAATTTGGTTGTAGTACTCTTCAACTATTTTGTACCAATCTGTATGTAAAGAGTCAAGAAAACGTCGCGATATTTTAAAGACTTGTGTTCTCACTGGAGTTGAAACAAGAATGGCAGCTTGTTGAACTTTTATTCCTAGGGTTTGGGTAATAGCAATGTCGTACGCAGCAAGCTGCTTGCAAGTCTTTTTAAATTTCATGTGACCACCCAAGAGATCACGCCATTCAGGCGATCCTTTCTCCAGGTCCTTGGGCCACTTGCGGCTATAAGGTTTAACGCTGGTCTTTAAGTCAGCCAGCGTTAACTTGTTATTGGCAACAGCAATAATATCAGGAGCACCAGCCCAAGCACGACCTTCTGAGTCACAACCCCAGACGCGAGCAACGTCATCAGAACCAATAGTAAAGTCATATTTATCCAGAACAGGCGACTCGGCCCAAAGGACTTCCTGGAACTGATCCAGAATTGCTGGCATACCCGCCCAAAAGTCCGCATAATCATCTTTGATTTCTGGGTTTTTATTTCCTTTAAGGTACTGCTCCATTCCATAGTGAATGGCCGTACCTCTTTCGGCAGCAGCTTCTTTAACACCTGGATTATTTTTGGACCACATTTCGAGCTTCCGTTTGTTTGCTTCGGAAGCTGTTTCGCTGATGATTGTGGTTACGGACGGTGCAGGTCCAGTTGGTAAGGGCGTGGTGTAGTGCCTTCGCCCATTAAGTGTTATCCTGGCTGCGGTCCGATTGATTGACCGCATAATTTCTGGTTGCTCATCCTTGGCTTTAATCCAAGGATCCTCATTGTTTAGTTTAGCAACCATTAACAGGTTTTGTATATTGCCTATAATTTAGCAGGTTGAAAACTAAGAATGGAAGATTTTAAGCTTGTGGTGATGACGATTTTGTTCGCTATGCTGATTGCAGCATTGATTGAGCTAGCTCCCCATTGGATCCGTTAACCAAAACACGGCTATTCATCCAGGGTTGGTGGTCTTGCCTGGGCGTATTAATGCAGATCTTGTGGACCTACATTAAGCTGAACTGGGTTTGGATCCTGGCATGGTGTGCAACATTAGCCGTTTTTATTACTGCGATCCTGACATTGACGTAAAAACGTTTATCCGCCTTGATGAGCACAGCAGAAACGGTGTTGCGTTTGATGACATCGAAACAATAGAGGCCGATGCATTTGAGGCAAAGCTCCTGGAAGAACAGGAGCCTCACCTGCGTGTTGACCTTTAAACAGTTGCCAGATCGTAAGTAATCATTTCTTTGACCATATCTTCAAAGGAGATACGAGGTTCCCAGCCCAGTTCCCCATAAGCCTTGGTGCAATCACCTAGGAGAGTATCGACTTCAGCTGGGCGATAGAACTGTGGGTTAATACTGATAATTGTTTTATCAAGCGTCTTACTGAAACCAATTTCATCAACGCCCTCACCACGCCATTCCAAGTTGAGGTTGAGATAGTCCGCAGCAATCTCACAGAATTGACGAACGCTGTGCTGCATGCCCGTTGCGATCACATAATCCTTAGGCGTTTCTTGCTGCAGGATTAAACGCATGGCATCCACATAGTCCTTGGCATGGCCCCAATCTCGTTTGGCCTCTAGGTTTCCTAGTTCAAGGACTGGGATTTTGTGACGAATGACACTAACCAATCCTTTGGTGATCTTCTTGGTCACAAAGTTGTCACCCCGGATTGGGCTCTCATGGTTAAAAAGGATTCCGTTGGCAGCAAACAGATCGTAGCTCTCGCGATAATTAACGGTCAACCAATAACCAAACAGTTTGGCTACACCGTACGGACTCCTGGGATAGAAACCCGTCTCTTCATTTTGAGGGAACGACTGGACTTTCCCAAACATTTCGGAGGTTGATGCCTGGTAGAACTTTGGAAGAGTAGTGGCAGCACGGCATGCCTCCAAAACATTCATGACTCCGATAGCGTTAGCGGATGCGGTGCTGACGGGAGACTTAAAGCTGACACCAACATGGCTTTGAGCAGCTAAGTTGTAGACCTCATCAGGAGCAAAGTCTTGAATCACCCTGGTCAATGAAGGTGCATCAGTCAAGTCTGAGTATTCAACTGTTACATTCTTGGGGATTTCATCCCCAAAAACCCATTTAAGTTTGTTGAGATGGTTGGGTTGGGTATGGTTGCGTACAACACCACAAACTTTGTAGCCATTATCAATCAGGTTACGCGCAAGATAGGACCCATCTTGGCCAGTAATTCCAGTGATCAGTGCTCTTTTCATTTGCAATATCTGCGTGGTTAAAGTATAACCATTAAAAAGATCATTAGTCATGACGGTGTTTGATTGGCCTCTCCAGAAAAATACGATTGGCTGGAAGGAGCGCCTGGCACTGGCAAAATTTATCCTTACCTCTGATCGATTCACCAACGGTCCCGAGTGCCGTCAGTTTGAAGAAGAATGGAGTCAATGGCAAGGCGTCCCGTATTCCTTGTATGTAGCCAACGGATCTGTCGCCAACTTCCTACTGCTTGATGCAGTACATGAATACTACTTTCCAGAGAAGGAACAGCTGACTATTTTTGCACCAGCCATCAACTGGGCAACCAACATCTCAACCTTCTGCCAACAGCATCACAATGTTTACTTCTACGACATTGATTACGAAACCTACAGCCCCACGGTTGAATCCGTCAACCAACTCTCAGCCAAAGGCCTGGAGCCAGACATTGTTTATTTGACGCACGTCCTTGGCATTTCCAATGACATGCAAAGGGTCAAGAAGTTGTGGCCCAATGCAATGATCATCGAGGATTGTTGCGAATCCCATGGTGCGCGTGACATTAAAACCGGAGTAAAAGTTGGTACCACAGGCGTTGGCTCAACCTTCTCGTTTTACTTTGGTCATCACATGACGACCGTCGAAGGTGGAATGGTGTGCATCAAAGATGAAGGACTTTACAACCTATTGCGTGCCAAACGATCTCATGGTTTATCACGCGAGATGATCTCTTCCTATCGAGTCAATATTCAAGATCGATACCCAGATGTTGACCCGACTTTCCTGTTCCCAACCAAGGGATACAATTTCCGGAACGTAGAAACCGGCGCTGTCCTGGGGCGCATTCAACTGAAAAAACTCGACGCCTGGAACGACCAACGTTCTAAGAACTATGCGTTGTTCCGCAAGGAAATGTTAAAGCGCTCTTGGTTTGAAACCCTACCCAAAGCGAAGGGCAACAGTGCCATGACACTGCCGTTTCATTGCATGGATGAAACGATTGCCACTGAACTTAAAAAGTTTCTTCAGCTGATTGGTATTGAAACGCGCCCATTCCTGGTCGGCAATCTTCTCCGTCAGCCCTTCATGGAGGACTACGAATCCGTCATCCCTCTTCCCAATAGTGAACGGATGCATACCAATTCCTTTTACATTGGCAACAACCACTTCATTAACGAAGCCGACATCTACAAACTTGCGGAGAAATTGGACAAATGCGGATACTGATTTGCAGCATCATCCGGAACCGAGAACCATTCCTGTTTGGATGGAAGGATCAAATCCTATGTCTCAAGGATGAAAACCCTGGTATTACATTTGATCTTTCCGTTTTCGAGAACGACTCAACCGATGGAACAGTCGAGTACTTACAAAAAATTACACCCGAACTTAAGGAGGAACTAAACGAGGTTTGGATCCAAACCTGCAAGAAGGACTGGCCTTATTTTGGTTCAATTCGAGCCGAGGATCGCGTGAAGTACCTGGCTATGGCACGCAACGAATGCCTGGAGAAAGCCGATCAAGAAGTTGGTCTTCAGTATTACGACAAGGTTGTTTTCATTGAACCCGACGTTGATTACGACCCTGAGCAGATCAGTCAACTTTTTTGGGTAGACGACGATATTGCATCGCCCTATAGCGTTCATCCCATGAATATCCAAAGTCACCGCTGGATTTATGACAGCTGGGCAACCCGTATCAATCCAGAGGATGACATTTTCAAAGGACCACGTATCTTTGAGATGCCACCCCGCCTTGACGTAGCATCAACCTTTAATTGTTTCTGTGTTTATCGCGCCAAAACATTTGCGGAAGGAGCACGTTTTTCCGGTATCAACCCATTCACCGATTCTTGGGACTGCGATACCACAAACATCTGTTATGCGTTTGCAGATCGAGGTTATGACAAGATTGGGCTCTACAATATTCTTCTAACCCACTTAGGAAACTAAGGCAAACCGTACTGTTTATTCAGGTTCTCCGTATTTTACAACCCATGGAAAAACTCCCAGAATATATGCAGGTGATCAAAGAGGGCAAAACCCTGGTCGCCAATCACAACAAACTATTAGAAAGTTTATTGCTGTCGAGGCAAGCTAATGACAACAACATTTATACTGACCAAACAACCAACGGAATCGCAGATGTCTCTTTCGACGCAGGTGAAGGAATCGGTAGCACAGGCGACGGCGCACCTGCGTGATGCCCTTGCATTTGCTGCACGATCTGAACATCCCATCACCATTAGTTCATTGTCAGATCTTTTGATTCGTTGCGAATCACTAGAGCAGATGGATGAGATTATGCAAAAGTTTGGCTCTTCATCTAGTCGGTCAGGCAACTTGCCTTCCCAGAACTTTGGCAAAGAATGAGCGTTATCGCATAACGGAGGAAGATCGCCTCCTTAAATATTTTGCCCAGCTGGAGCGGTTGATACCCAACCCTCCGGCTAATTGGGCTGTGAATGCTAAGCCATGTAAGTGGGCTAAAATATTAAAAGAACGTAAGAATAATCTTGATGGCTCAGGAGAACAAGTACACGAAACCGGAGTTACGCGAGAAGATTAAAGATCGCGTGATGGCTGGATCTAAAGGTGGAAAGCCTGGGCAATGGTCTGCGCGTAAGGCTCAGCTTGTGGCGCAGGAATATAAAAGTGCAGGCGGTGGATACAAAGGTGGGAAAGGCGAGAAGCAAAAGTCGCTTGAGAAGTGGGGCAAGGAGAAATGGATGACAAAAGATGAATATGAAAAACGTGGCAAAGCTAAAGCTGCTGCCAAGAAATATAAAGAGAGTAAGTAATGGAATTAGCAGGTAAGTACGCAAATGCAAAAACGGGATACACTCCAGATGTGTTTCCTGATCAACGCATAATGCAAGCATTGGCAGCACAAACTTCTGATCCTGAACTTAGAAATGCAGCACTAGACTTTCAATACCCTTTTAAATTAAGTGAGTTACAAAGCAGTAAATATTCATCCAACGTAAAGCAATCCATCATGAAAGCAACCATAGGAACATTGGGTTAATCATGGCAGACAAAGCAATTCAAAAAGGCTATACCAAACGTTACCTACCCGAATCCGCCTGGGCCTCATTGTCCAAAGAAGAACGGCAGGAGACAGATCAAAAGAAACGCATTGCTAGTCGCGAAGGTAAACAGTTTGTCCCAAACACCAGGAAAGCAAAGCTTGCTGGACGTGCCGCACGCCGTTACCGCGACAGTAAATCCTGATATGCTGACACATGGAGCAATACCGCTCTAGGGGTAATAGTCGAAAACCCCTTCCACGTTACGAACGTGGTGCTTAACAACGGTTGAGCGAGAAGGAAGTTATGATCCCGGTATAACATCCGGGATTTTTTGTGCGTGGCGTATTTGAATCACAATCTTCCCGATTGGTCCTGTTACATACGCAATGAGTTTCTGTACAACCACAAGCAAGGTCATGGTGAAGTAACAAAATGTGACGTGCATTCTGTTGCCAGCATTGAGAAGCGAGTGCCTCTCTTTGAAGCCTTTCTTGAAAACGGTGTGAATTGGACACGGCGTCCCCTGCATGCTTTCTGCTGGAAGCCCGATGCACCCATCGAACCTTTGGAAGATGTGATGTATTGGGATTGTTTCTCACCTTATATTGACGTTCAGAAACGTGCACGGCTTGCCGGGTTGCAAGCTGAATTGATCAAGCCCAGCGGTGAGAAGGCTCTTGGCTCTTACATGTTTACTCTTGATTGGTCATGGGAAAACAAGGGTACGACCGACTTTAATTTCTCAGAGACACCTGAGCATAAGTGCGCCCATCTTTTCAAGATGGAAAGCGGCAACTACTACGCGTATCCCAACAATCGAATTATCTGGTACGACAACGCCTGGACCTTCAACCGAATCAAAGAAAACCCAGGGTATGAGATCGATATGACGGTTTACTCCGTTGAAAACAAAAAGAAGCTGGAGACCTCAGACCATTACATGTATGAGGTAAAGCATGTAGAATAATTTTGTTCCCCCTCTCTTTGATGGGGCTCAGTTGGCCGCTGATGCGCCGGGGACCCATTCGGCAAGCGCGAAGGCTGGGTGACTCGTTAGGCAAATAGTCTAGAAGGAGAGCCCAAGATAGAGGTGCAGTCACTGTCTGGATACGCCTGGTTAACTCACAGCCCGATTGTCGGTAAGCCAGTTACACTGCATCCATCTATTAGCAACACCTCCTATGCTTAGCTCCGATACGTAGACCATTTTGTTGACGTAACCAAAATGGTTTTCAGGATGATGCACAAACCAGGGGGTCACTCGGTCGGTAGTCTATTGGTAAGGACGGGCAGACAATGCACAAGAAAGCTGGTTCGATTCCAGCACGACCGATCAGGGTGCAACAAGGAACGTTGCATTAAACAAAGGATCCCCTCGGCCGCATCGTAGATCATCGTAGGCGGACATCCTTGCCCTAACACCGGGGATTAGCGCAGTTTGGTAGCGCGTCTGCTAAGCTGTTTATCCCCTCTCCGGGATGTAGTAGAAAAGTATCACACTGCTTTTGGGAAGCAGAGGAGAAGGGGCAGTACCTTCCATCCCGATTAACATGGCTTCAAAAATTTCTGACTACAAAAAACGTAGACAAGAAATGCTCCAGTATTTAGGCGGCCAATGCAAACATTGCAACTGTTTAGATAATCTTCAATTTGACCATATTGATCACAGTTTAAAATCTTTTGACATTAGTGCTAAGTGGTCAACACATTGGGATCTTTTAACAAAAGAACTTGATAAGTGTCAGTTGCTTTGTAAAGCTTGTCATAAAGAAAAAACAAAGCAAGAAAAAAGCTGGGCCAAAAGCTGGACAACTCAACCTCGGCAAAAACATGGGACTGTTTGGTCGTATGCAAAATACAAATGTCGTTGCGATCTTTGTAAAGCGGCTAAGAAAGCGTCAAATAAAAAGTAAGAGCAATGGGTCGCAGGTTCAAATCCTGCATCTCCGATCACCTGGTCCGAACTAATTGGATAAGACGGTTACTGCCGCTGCAGGACGATGTAGGTTCGACTCCTACCCAGGTGCTATTAAGAATCTCAATAAACCACGTTTATTGAGAAAACTGATAAATTATAGGTACACGTGCACAAAAATTATACGTGACCTGGGACACTGCTAAAAAACGTATCGATAAGAATCGACAGAAGTTTCTGGAGTACAAGAAGACTTTGCAGTGCAAGAAGTGTGGGTTGGATGATCATCGTGTTCTTGAGTTCCACCACATAGGTGACAAGGACAATAACATCTCCAGCATGGTGAACCATGGCTACGCCTGGAGCAGGGTAGAGGAAGAGATCAGTAAATGTATTCCGTTATGTTGCAACTGCCATAGGCTTGAGCATTGGGCTAGTTAACGGAATTTAAATTGAACAGGATAGCCAGCACCTGGTTGAATAAAACCAAACTTATCCGCAAGACCAAGAGCTCTATCCGCTAGTTTTCTGCTGCTTTCAGGTTCACCTACAACACCGCCAACCATAGAGCCTGGGGCAAATAAAGGTGTACCTACGTTGTAGGAATTAAAATCATATCTTTCATCAGCAGTTTGACCGTCTTGCACTTTATAACGCCCTAAAGTATTAACCAATCCTTTATTGACAAGAGCCGTTTGTTCTTGATTTAAACCCAAGCCTTGTGCACCAATGTTCCCATAATCACCAACAACATAATTAGATGGTGTATATCCTTGTTGTCTTTGTTTAATTTTTTGTTCTGTTGTTTGAACAGCTAACTCATTTCGATCTCTTAATCCTAGTTGTTTTGTATATTCATTTACTCTTTGATCTAGTATATTTACTTGATTTAGTTGTTCTTGAGTTGCAGGTGAACCTTTGCCATACATGTTATACATTTCGTTTTGACTGTTTACTGCTCTAGAAGCATTTATCCAATCACCAAAAGTTTTTTCAGCTGTTAATCGCAAAGGATTTACGGTTACTTGCTGCGTTAGTTCTTTGTTCAGCAAAGCTTCTGCAGCTTTGGTATCAGCAGGAATGCGTGTTAAAGGTTGCGAAGTGCCTGAAAGAAACCTTGCAAACATCCCTTCTTTAGCAGGAACAATACCTGCTTCCATTCCTTTATCTAAAAGGGGAACAGCAACTTTATCTCGTACGGTTTTATAGATTGGTGATTGAGAAATATTGCGAATATCAGGAGCAATACCAGAAGAAATAGATGCTCCCCCTGGTAACACGCCTTTAAATACATTTTTATCAAGCTGACCGTATCCTCGGCTTACTTGATTGAGTAAGTTTTGAAATAAGTTTGGCATCAACCATTCCGCAACGTAGCTTTAATTTGCCAAGCAGCCTTGAAGGCTTGTCCGCATAAATCACTAAGATAGTTTTGAATATCAATGGCACCCACCTTGGCAGCAATAGGCTCCAGCTTTTTGGACTTCATGCCCAGCTCTTCCAGGTTTTTGTAGTACGTGGTGAGCTGATCGGTTCCCTTGTAGCTGGTAACGTGTTGAATGCCAGGACCAGCATCAGCCAAACCCCTGGCGCACATAGGCATCAGGTAATCCATCGACCTGATGAATTCTGACAACGTATCGAACTGAGTCTGATGAGCTTCGTATTGATCTCCAAGGAAGGCATGCACCCCGAGGAAGTTACCCCCCTCGTAGTTCAGGTGAATGAGATGGGCTTGTGTCTGAAGTTCCTTGAGGTAGGAAGCCAGGGAGATGCATTGTTGAATAAAGGCCCCGACATCACCATTTTTTGAGCGGGAGGGACCTTTTGGCTTGGCCTGAGGCTCTGGCACCTCTTGAACCTGAGCAGGTGCCATTGGCTGAGCAGTTTGAGGACCAGGCGTATACATGTTTTTTTTGCAGTAATTCTATTGTAACGCGAATTAATTACACAATTTTATGCTAACGACTGATCTCTTCCCAGTCCATGGAAGCAAGTATATCAGAGCCAGCTTGTGCAGTGCTGCAAGCCAAAGTTAATTCAATAGCCGTACTGGTGAGACCATTACGTTCCAACTGAAATGCAAACAATGCTTCTTTCAAGATGTCAATAACGGTTGACCCTTGGTTAGAACCAGTAGCAAAACCACTGGCCAGAACACGTCCTGTACCGATAGTAAAAGACGTACCAGTGATGTTGTACTCAACAGAGGAGGTTGCACCTGTGGTATCCCAAGAGCCAGCCGAAGTTGTACCACCAACGATTACTTTCCAGTTATAGTTTGCGTTGTTGGTAATACCCATGATTGACAATGCAGTCAAGATAACAATTGCATCAAGACGCGTTGACTTAAGGCGGATAGAGATAACTGGATACTCAGTAGAGGCGTTTGTTAAATCACGCGGAGAGGCAACTGGAGTCCCAATTGCAGATTGTGCACCACGTAATTCATAACCACCTTCCGATAGTACGGTTGAACAAACTTGTTTTAATGTACTGCTGCTTGCCGTTGTATTAACGTTAGTAATTTCATAACGCAACGGCAAGGATGCCGTTGTTATATAAGTGGATGTAATTAAATTGGCATGATGGAATGAATGGCAATGGATGAATGAGCCATTGATTACAAACCCTGCACGCACGGTGCCAAGGCCAAGCCACTCAATATCAAACCAAAGGATTTGCGCCTTAGTAATATCAAGTGTGAAACCAGATGGCCCGTTGCCATCCAGCTTGTCAATGTTCCAGTTGGCTTGAGCTACTCGTGTTTCAGTAAGGTCGCCATTTACAGAACTACGTTCAACCAAGGCCGGCTCAGTAGTACCACTGACTTCCAGGTACATTCCATTGGATGCACCATAGTAACCAACGCGCTGCCTGAGGTTTGTCTTGGCAGCATTCATTACAAAGGTTGACATAAACAGCAGGGATTTCCCTGGTTGATATGAACAAACCTTGGTGGTTTCCCTGATGATCTGAGACCCAGATGCAGTTGTTACATTAAGGTCAACAAGACCCTCGTTTGCATTGAATGCGGATGTCGCACCAGTACCACTGGATGTAGACCATAAACCATTGTCGTTATAACGATGGCTTGAGTCAAATAGAGTTAAAGGTGCGGATACCCGAGTACGCCCAAAAGCATCCCCTGCCATGCCAGCAGGTTGAACATAAACATTATTTCCACTTGAGGTAGTTACTTCTAAGGGGCGCCCACTACAGGTTTGAACCTTATGTACGGGGTATAGGTTTTCGTCCGTTGGATCTCTGTAGTTAGGCATGGTATATCTATAGCTTTTTTTATTCTAAGTTAAATACGTTAATACAAAAAAGCAGTGACCTGACGGCCACTGCAAAGTAAATATTTCAATGAATCAATTGTTGTTTACGTTTTGCAACAGCTTGATTAACTTTTGGTTTTCATCGGCATTCTTTTTATAAAACTGCCAGTTGTCATAGACAACCTCAAGCAGTACCCCAAAGAATTCATCACCAGATAAAACGTTGGTGTCTACAAATTCACTGACGGTATCTGCCAAGTATTCACGCAAGCGTTCTTTTGACTTGGCCTTGGATTCCTGGAAGAACATGGAAGCTTTAGTGTTGTCACCTAAGAGCACGTCAACTTCTGGCTTGAAGTTGTTTTTGATGTAGTCGCTCTTTTCTGGAGTGGACTCTCTTGAGTTTTTAGCTGCCATAGGAGCAGGAGCACGCATTTTCTCCCCAAACTCCTTGAAGGCATCCTTGTAAGTTTGATCAAGGTTTGCGGTGCTGTCCAAAGTAAGTAGCAAGATCTGTTACAGCTTGATGATACCCCTCTAGCCAGCCGTCTGGCTTGGGATGTTTACATTTTGGATTATTTTGTTCTGTTACATAAAAGATGTAATTGATGTCCAGCTGTCTTAGGGCAGCTGTAGCTGATTGCTCATCCATAAAAAAAGAGGATGCTTCTATGTTGAAACACCCTCTCATTTTAAATTGTAACTTTAGTTACACCATATCTTCTTGACCTTCAAACTTTCCAGCTTTAAGGTCTTTTACAAATTGAACACGGCGGAAATATTCTTTCCTGCAATAAGGAGCAGCTTCTTTAATTGCAAACTCTTCCCACAGTCCAGTGTACAAACCGTTCTGCCTTCCAGAGCACTGGTACATATGTTCTACAAAATCAGCTTTGCGTTGCTCTTCAGCTGTATCCCAGTTAGCAAGCTGCTCCTTCAACCAGGGTGTATCAAAAGCACCAGTAGTATTCAGTTTTTTTACGAGGTCTTCAGTCATTGAAGTTGAGTCCGGTTAAAGAAGTATAGACGCCAGTGACGTTCGGAGAGAGGTCAAAGAGCAAGTTGTCTAGCTCATCTTGAAGAGCTGTTGCAATTTCATCGGCAGTTTTGCCACCGAATGAATTGTATTCAACGTCCAAGTCAACCGCAAATGACAGGGTTAACGTTGGGACAACAACTTTTTCCATTGAAAAAAATAATGACCCAGTTACTGTAGCAGTAATTCAATTTTTACTGGCCAAGTAAACGTTCAAGCGAATGAGCTTGATGCTCTTGGTAGTAACCAAGTCGCTGTTGAATTAAGTTGTAGTAATTAATGGCAGCATCAACCATCTCTTCTGCATCCATAGATGCTGCAAGGTTTTCATTGGAAAGCATGGCTGCCGTCAAAATGACGACACCATGCTCAATCTTAGAACCAATGGTTGCAGACAAAGGAGTTCCATCGCTGGTAAATCCAGCAATCATTTTGTTTAAAACTGGATCGCCACCCATGAGACTCCTTGCATGTCTACTTATTGTATTGCAGCTTATTTATCTCCTCGTGCGGTGACATACCAATAGGCATGGCGTGCATTCTGGTGGAACCGTTTGCCAGACAACAGCTTGAGCTTGCGTTCTTCCAGTTCATCCACTTTGGATTCTTGGTAAGGAGGTAAGTCTCGACCATCTTCACAGAGCATGCTGATCTCAATGTCAATCATGTCGATCTGCATCTGGAAGTCATCAACCGACTGCTGGTGACAACACATCATGATGTGTGCGTCTTCCAAGTTAATCGGCGCTGTCAGATTCTTGTAGAAGCTCTCCGAAATATTCGGGTGCTTGTGCTTCCATCCGCTTGGCAGAGAAGAGTCGATTTTTTCGGATTGCATACTGTTGTTCAACTTTGACTCCTTGAGGGAGGTGGTCACCGTTTTGGTAAGCGTCACGGATGGCATCGAGGTTTGGGAGAGTTTCAAGTTTTGTTTTAGGTTCTGTTCTGTCGGATAGAACTTCTCCTGACATTGAACGTACCACGATTCTTTTGGTTGTGGTGACTTCCTGCTGGATGCAGTACTTGGCTCTTTCGTCAGTGTGCCAAAACTCCGGATCCGATGTGACTTCGACCGTAAGTTCCTTCTTCCGCGAAAGGACAAACTCATAGTTTCTCCCTTGGATTCGATTTGAGTCAAGCGGTAGTGACCGCCGTAACCAGCTTACCAGGTTCTTTAGCTGATTTAATTGAGACTCATGGTGTCGTTTAGCTTGGGCAACAAGATCCCCTTCTTTTTTGACGCGCTCTAAAGCATCTTCATGGGCTGCCATTGCGTAATAAATGCGGTCAACTTTTTCAGACCGCAAGTTTGCACAAGACTCAAGCTCTGCTTTAGCCAGTTCTTGGGACTCAGGAGTGAGAAGAGGCAGAGACTTTTCGAGAGCAGCATAATGCTCGTAGAGTTTGATGATGGATAAGTCCTTGAGTTTAGCCTGGGTAATTTGTGACATGACTTAGTTGAATTGAGATTGGAATTTGTTGAGTGCATAGGTCAGCAGCGCTCCGGCTGCTGCCCACAAGATGTCTTTCAACACCGGAAGTACGGTGGCAAACAAAGATTCAAACATGGACTGAGCTGAGTTGGGGTGGGGTCAGTTTTACGTCATGACCAGGACGGTTGACTGCAAGCCGATGAAACAAGCTTGCTTGCTCAGTCTACTGTATCGTCAAGGGTAGTGGTGATCCCTTCGAGACCTGCCGTGGTAACGGTAACCAGATTGCTGACATAATCGGTCAACGCCTGGAGCTTGGCGTCAAGTGCTTCGGTGTATGTCACCAAGGTTTCAATCATGTCAATGATTTCTTGGTGAGAAGGAACCAGGCCATACACATCGTTTTCTTTCAATGCAGCAGGGTTGTTACTCTTTTGGTAACGACGGCAATCATCATTGGTGGTGTACACAGCTTCTTGGTACATTTCTGAAACAGTCTTGAAGTCAACGTTACCAACACCTTCTCCCGTCAAGATGTTGCAGGTATCCAGGTAAAGCTTGGCAGCAGCACGGATGTTCTTGTGGAAGAACTCGGTGTACTGCTCAGAAGAAAGGCCGTAGGTGTCAATCGACATGAGAATCAAAAACTTCGGTGTCAGTGTAAGGGGCACAAGCTTCACGCAGTGCAGTTAAAACAAACTTTTCTTGACCTTCTGGACCTAAAGAAGTCCAATAGGCAAGGTCAGGATCTTTTTCATCCCACTCAATGTGGATGGTCATACTGCCATCCTCTTCATCAATGCATTCAATCTTTAGTTTTTCGATCCAATTCAGATTCGACATGACTAATTAGTACGTTTTGTGCGTAGTCTTCGTGGTGCATCTTAAGGTCAGCAGCTAGCTTGACAAGTTCCCAGTGGGTATCTTCTGGGATTTCAAGGTCGTAGCGTTTGTCACCCATGATTGTGTCGTTGCGTGGTTGCATGGCTAGTTGACGTGCGTATTCAAGGATGTCATCATCTTTTGATGTAATGGTTAGCTGAGCTGATGGACACTTTGTACCAAGGCGAAAGTTTTCAATTCCTTTTGTAGCAAAAATTAGTTCATCATTCATTTCTTAATGGCAGATTTAAGTTGTGGCAATGAGGTTCCAGGAAATGGTGCGTAGCCAGCCTCCATCATATTGAAAAACAAGTCCCATGCATCATGCTGGGTAAAAATCTCCTTGGGTTTGTAAGTACGCCAGTGGTTAAGCGGAGCTTGTGCACCAGACTTGGTGTGGAGCAGAACAAAGCGTCCATCACTGGTGGCATCAGCAGGAGGTGCATACCACCAAGCCACGCACTTATTAGGTGTTCCACTAGGGCTTGCGTTCCGTACTTCGGTGCGCTTGCACAGCAGCTCCCGGTATTTATTGAACCAAGTCAGGTGAATGCACCATGGTTTAAATCCCTGGATCTCTTCCTGGAAAGCAGATAGGTTGTTGAGCTGACGTTGAAAGGACCCACATGAGCAGCTAGGTTCGCCAAACATGGCGTGTTGTTCTTGCTCTTCGTCCAGTTCAGAGTCCAAATTAAGCGGCCGATCCGCAAGCCGCATCCCGTCCGGCGCAACCAGATAGCCCAAGTCCGTCTGGTCAGACTGAAGGAGTGTGGTGACCTTGGTGGGATCTGACACATGAATGAATTTGTCAGCCCAATGCGTCTGAAGCTTGGCATTAGAACTTAGGTGTCCGAGTGCGTGCGTGTAGTTCCAGCCCTTAAACAGTATGTAAGCATTGTGATGCCATACACTAGGGCCACGATAGTTAGGGCCAAGATACGAAAAGAAATCTTTGAGGCGGTTGGTGTAATGCTGAAATGCTTTGCGAATCAACTCCCGTGAGTAAGTTTGCTCACTACCATCATGACGCACCACAAGACAATCATCACCTCGCAAATAAATCCCAGCAATGCCGGTGTCATCAAAGTCTTGGTAGGCACGGCCGATGCTCGTGCGTGTGTAGATACACGCCTGCGCCGCGTTGAGTTCTGTCTGGAGTTGGGTGGACATTGGTTTGAGTTGGGTTGAGTAGATGAGGAATCAGACGTGCCAGAAGGAGTCGTCCTCCTGGTTCCTCTCCTTGAGCTTACCATCGTACTTGGCCTTCTGGTAGGCGGCTTTCCCCATCCGATAGGTACCGTAAAAAACGGCTGCCCAGCAGACGGGGTTACCTAGGATAGCTGCAATTGAACCAGCGACAACTGCTGTGGCACCAGCGGTTTTAAGAGCGGAGGTTTCTTCAGGTTTCATTTTGTGATTGTTAATACAAACGAAAGGTTTGAATGTGTTTTAAATAGGTGGGTAGAATTAGTGTAACAATTTAATACACAATGGACGAGATCAAGTACGTACCGTTAACCAAATTCCAAATTGAACCAACGCTTGATGATAAGTTTTGGGAAGAAAAAATTAAAAGGTCAATTCAAGAATGTGATTCGGTAAGTACATTGAAAGAAATAGCGACCCTCTTAGCGAGGATCGCTACTCAACGTCAAGGTGTTATTCGTGGGTTAGTTCAAGACATGTTCATCTTTAACAATGTTTCAGTTGAATCTGACGGCTTGGCCAACCCAGAGATTAAACCTTAGAGACTTTCGTCTTCACCGGTCATCGGATCACGAGCTGGCAGTGCCTTGACATCAAGTGCATCCGTGGTACGGGATACAGGAAGGATCTCGACTCCTTCTTTCATTCCGTATGCACCACCAAGTTTCTGTGCATCTTGACGTGCATGCTGATTGATGTAATCGTTGAACATTTCCTGGAACTTCCAGGTTGATTCACGATCTTCATCAGGAATCGAAAGACGGCTCAACGATTCAATAGCAATGTCTTGAGTGCTGTAATCAGGAATTTCAAAGGATTCAATGGCGCAGATCTCTACGTTGTTTGCACCACGCATGTCATTGACAAGCACGGGGCAGAACACCGTAGTGGCATAGAACTTCTCGTTGAAGCTCAACGGAATCTCAGAGTCCAATGCTTTTGACAGACACTTGGACATCTCCTTTTCATACATCCGAATCTTCTCAGATGTATCAGTTCCATTGAGACCCTTTAACGTCAGCACGATGGGGATGTCATGTGCACGCTTGTTGTCCTGGGTGACGATATAGATTAGATACTTTGTACGTACTTTGTACTTACGCTTGTACATCTCGCCCTTGCTGTTGGCAAGGTCGGCTGCAATCTTGTCGGCTTCCCAAAGTTCTTTGACGTTGGGATCATCAAAGGTACCAACCACCTGGCGCATCCCAGTGGTTTCTTCCACCATCAGAGGGGAACGCAACAGTACTTGGATACGTGGCTCAGTAAAGTTCAGTCCTTCCTCGATGGAAGTATTAGGCGCCATGCCAAAGGTTTGTTTGTAGTCCCAGATGACAGAGCCTTTGGCAAAATCTGATTCAGTGGCTGTCCACTTGCAGTTGTCAAGATCATCTTTACGAACAAACCAACCGCGTGTTTTTGATTTGTTGAGGGGTTGAATGGTGACAAGGTTTTGGTAACCAGATACAAATTCCTTAGATTGGAACATCCGAAAGGAGTCCAGTCCTCGGGTTGCAAGCGCAGTGGTGTTCTTGGTGGTCATGGAAGAGGTCATTGTTAGTTCGTAGTCAGGCGTGGACAGTTTTACGTCATGTCCAGGACGTGCGATCAGCTTAGGTCATTCTGCTGCAAAGGCAAGACAGGGACTGAGTTTTCTTTACATTCAAAGTATTCTTCAGCTACCTCGGCCATGGCACCATAGATGTTGTCATCATGGTGGCCACATCCCCTAATAAAGTCCACCATTTTACGTATTAATTCGTCCGTAAAAGTTGCAGTAAAAGTTACGGTAATGCTGATATCTTGATCCACATGTTGCAAAATATATGCATTGTATGGATAGGTGGTTTCACCAACGGGAATTTCTATCAGATAATCTGTTGGTACTTTAGAGTCAGTCATCAGAAGGGTGCCTCTTCAAGATCAGGTGCATTGCCGTAGTGTCCCGGCAGGTCTGGCAGTCCACCACCTGAGGCAACGTTCCAGGGATCTTGGTTGTCTTCAGCAGTGCGGCCGCCCCAGAGTGGTGCCACGTTGTCAGAACTGGCAACCACAGTCTGAGATCGGATGGCTTGTGATGCTGTATCACCGGATGCTTTCGGAGCAAGGGTCATGGATACCAGTTGGATCTTGGTAGCGTAACGCCGCTGGTTGCTTTCTTTGTCTTGCCATGCATCAGTCACTAGCCTGCCATTGATGGTCAAGCCAGTTCCTTTGCGTGTAAAGTCAACAAGCAGTTGAGCGTTATTTAGTTTGTCGTTGTGTGAATTGATGGCATAAAAGTTGAAGAGGTCGGCTTGATTACGGCCTGTATTCACAGACAGAGTCTGATTACAAATCATCAAACCATCTGCTGTTGTTTTAAAGACACGAGCATCATCCTGCTGGATGTCTTTGACACAGCGTCCACTAAGGATGACTGTGTTCAAGATAGGGAATGCTTCTGTGACAGGAGCAATAACACCACCATGAAGTGAATAGGTGCGTGACTCTAGATCGAAACGCAGCTTGGCACCATGGATGTAAATCAATGCACCCTTAGGTGTGCGTGCAAAACGCTCAGAGTTTTTGCCGTAGACATTGAGTTCGATTGGAGTTGCAGCCTTGTTACCAACAGGTGGCAACAAAACATTACAGCGCACTGCAGTCGAAGTTGCAGAGGTATACACCTCACGCGGTTCTTCAGTGGTTTGCGCGCAAACAAAAGCTTGGTTCATGATGTTCCAAAGGGTTGTGTGAGAGGCAGTTTAACGTCTTACCTCAAGGACGAGAAATCAGGAGGATTGTCTATTTTAGTTAGCTCACCCGTTCGATCCCAACAGCTATTACAATCAGGACACTGATAGTGATTAATACGGTCACTGCCCAAATACTCCACACCAACAACACGGCTAAAGAACTTCGAGTCGGGTGAATAATAACCGTTGTCGATTGACTCTTGTGGGATATAGGAACTAATCCAGTTTGCTTTGCAGCTGGGGCAGTTCTCCAGTTTAGTAATGTCCATTGCTAGTGCGTCTCTGCCCACGTTGATCCTACACGAGAGTCTCCTTCAATAAGACAACGGAACCCAAAGAATTCCTGAGCTTGCGGGAAAGCAAGCATGGCTTGTTCTCGGATGGCTTCTGTGTGCTGAGGTTTGCATGCAATCTGTACTTCATCATGCACCATCAACAGTTGCTGCCAGTCATTGTCATAATCCAAACCAAGATTGTTCTTGATGTTGTTCTGGATGTTGATGACAACTTGCTTCATCAAAATTGCACCAGCTGATTGCAACAACACATTCAATCCTTTGAATGCAGAGCGGCAATACAACTGACGGCGATCCAAACCAATAAGGTAACCACGCAAACCAATTGTTTTATCAATCTCTAACTTCAATGCCTTCAATGCTGGAACACCACGCATGAAACCATCGATGGCATCACGGCCAAGCATGCGTAGTTCATCTTCATCCTTAAGGTTAGGATCAATAATTGAACCAGCTTTAACAGAGCCACATCCATAGAGCATGCCATAGAGCAAACGCTTGCTGATATCCCTGGTCTCTACACCAAATTGCTTTTGGTTGTAGGTATGGATGTCGATGGATTCATCAGTTACCAGCCGAGCATATTCTCCGTCATCCCAGATGGCAAGGTATCCAGCAAGACAACGTAACTCAAGTGCTTTAGCGTCAATACCAATGAGATCCCACCCGTCAGGAGGAGTGAACAAACTTCGACACTCCTTTCCATATGGGGAGTAACCTGCCGGGACTTGACCCATATTTGGATTGCGGTGTGAACAGCGCCCAGTAATGCAACCGTTAGTAGTAACGTCGCCGTGGATACGCCCAGTGTCATTGTTGTACAACTTGATCCAAGCATTGTTGCCACCAGCAATTTGACCAAGACGTTTCTTGA